TTTTTTATTTTTTACACTATATTCTATACGGTATATTACACTATTTACGCATATTATAGCATATAATCCGCACATTGTGCGGATTATATCAGCGTTTCAGCCCACCACGTCCAGAAGCACAAACCAACTTCAAAAATCACCGTTTTCATGCAAGAACCGCACGTTTGTCCAGCGTGCTATGTGCTACATGCTACATGTTACGTGCTACATGAAAATTTTGCGTGCTATATGATGTGTTATACAAGTATTATAAATATACGAGCGATTTAAACGCCGTTTAAGGCTTGCCTTATTTATTGTCTTGATAGATTGTTCCTATAAATTATTTAACAGCCCTTAAAACGCATTGTAACGTGTGCATAAATAAAAAGCATATCAGAAAAAGGAGGAGAATAAAATCTGATATACTTTATTTGAGGTGTTATATAAAATTTTGAAAACTTTTTGGTCTTTTAAAATTTATAAAAATTCTTGGACAAAATGCCATGTGGGTTTCTTGGCGAAAAACACATGTGGGTTATGGATTTTATATTTATTCCTCGCTTTCTTGGTTTAGCCATTGTAAAATGTTGTCAACACATTTTTTAGACATTTCGCACTTACAAGGGCAAGAAATACAATCTATAACCCCCTCTAGCCATTCTGCCAATTCTTCATTTGTCATTTTTGCTAGTTTTTCTCTATTTGTTGTCATTGTTCACCTCGCAATTGTCTAGCACCCATTCAAAAGTGTTTATTCGTGTTTTAAGTTCTAACATTTCTTCAGCATTAGATGTTTGCCCATAATCAATTAAAGCCGTTTTATAACCTTTTATGTATGCCAATATTTCTCTTATTTTCTGTTCTGTTTTCATAGTTACTCCTTATATAAAATTGCCATATAATATTCGCCATAATATTCACATTTGCTTACGTCTATGCCGTCTATTATCGTTTTGTTATTTGATGTCATTAATTATGTCCTCCATTTCATTTAAAACTCTTGACGTATCGTTGCCTTGATTATTCAAAATATCTAAAGGTAAGATATGTCGTAAAACATTTATTCGTTCTAGTAGGTTTGTTTTGAGATTTTCGCTTTCTTTTAATGTTTGGTCTAATAAGTCATTTAAATGTTTTTCATTGCTAGTCATTACTTCACCTCTTTCTTATGGCATACAGCCCAAATCAATGCACCAATCCAGCCAAGAATTGTCCAACCCAATAATAGGTTTAATAAGAAAATCCCCATTTTATAGTTGTGTCCATTTGTGCATGCAACCCATGTGGGTAACAAATATAACGCTAATAATCCAAGTGCTTCCATATCATTTTCTCCTTTTCTTTCTATCAACATGTTCATGATAGCATACGTTTATATAAAAGTCAAGTGTTTTTATTTATATGTTAAGAAATATTATCTTCTTCCTGTTCGAAACATCTTTCAAGTGTTTCTTTGTCGTTTATATGTTTATCGTACAAATATTGAATAAACATTAAATCATTTTCAGTATGTGAAATTAAATGACAATCAAGTCGATATAAATTTGAATTGCTTAAATCAGATTGCAGATTATATGGAATAATGCAAGATTGTTCAGATAAACTTTGCCAAAAGATTTCACATTTTACACCATTTTCAGAACATATTTGTTGTAAATATTCAACTTGTTTTTTATCAATTCCAAGAATGGGCAATAAATAATCGTGTTTTTGCATTATATTACACCTTACCTACAATAATATTCTTTTTATCTTCCATCATTCTTATATAGTCTTTGTATAGTTCGCAATCGTAATTCAATCTATCAATTGTTTGTTGCATTTCAGCAATCTTTCTTTTATGCTGTCTAACCATTGTAACATAATCTGATTTTTTAAACTTATATTCTGCCATTATCTTCCTTCTTTCGTAATCTTTTCAATATCTTTTTGTATCTTTTCAGACACTTCATAATAATGATATAGCAATCCTTTTTCTAAGGCGTCTACAACGCCTTTTAAGGCTTTATTTGACATTTCATATACGATTTTACCTATGTTATGGTTTACAAGGCTTAAAAGGCGTTCTAATGACTTCTGAATTTTTTTTATATCATTCATTTGTTGCTTATAAAATTTATCAAGTTGATTTGACAACAATTCTTCAACTTGCAACATAAATTCTTCTTTATTTTCTACCCAAATTGTGTCAATATCTGTTTTCTTGTATTTGTTTATAAGTTTTGTTAATTCACGAACATCGTCTTTATCTTCTACACATTGTTTTAATTCTTCAAGTTCGTCTAAAATTAAATTTAATTGTTTAAATTCTGTCTGTATGCCCATGCGGTGAAATCTCCTTTTCTATTACAAAAACAAAGGTCAGACACACTATACTATTTTATAAAGTACGGTAAATTCCGCTTACAAACTGGGCTCGATTGTAAAGGTCGACTTGTCCATATATTAATAGGGTGGTGGAGTTTATAATATAGTGTGCTTTCCTTCTTTTTGCTTTTGTTCACTTTATAATTTTATTATATCATGCTTTGTTGTTTTGTCAAGCAGTTTTATTATATTTTAATATTTCTTAACAAACGCCTTCATGTAGAATATAGATATTATCATCTGTTTCATGTTGTTTCATTCTTACATTATACTTTTTAAATATTTTTACCAATTTTTGATTGCTTGTTAGGGCTTTTTTGTTATGTGAAATAAAATGCAATAAATCATGCATTGTAATCATTTCGTATTCTGTAAAATCTTTCTTATAATCTCTAATAACTCTTTTAAGTTTTTTAATTTGCATAAGTTGTTCAAGTGTAATCATTTTTATTCTCCTTTTCTTTTAACCTTATGTACATATTATATTATTCTATTTTTATTTGTCAAGTGTTTTGTTAAAATTTATTACAAATCTTCTATTAATTCATCTGTAACCCTATAAATGTATGGGTCAATTAAACCATTATACCCACGTCTTACACCAAATTTATACTTGTTGCCTTTGTATTTATATTCTTTATTGAATGTGTCTTTAAATATTTCTTCTGCGTTTAAACTTTCAGATATAAAATTATAACCCTTAATATCTTGGATTAAACCGTCTTGATTTAAAAAATATAAATTTAGCAACCAAATTGTGTTTGGCATGCAATATTTTTTATTATCACAAAAACTGTCATAAAAATCAATAAGTTGTTGAACAATTCCCAAATAATCCTTATGTTTATACTTTCTATTTATTTCGTCATAAAATTCATGTTTTATTGTAACAAGTCTTACATCTTCTATTACACAACCGTTTAATTGTTTATTCATTTTCTTTCCTTTTCTTTATATAAAAATTATAGCATATAATTTTTTACATGTCAAGCACTTATTTTATAATTATTAAGAAATATAAAGAAAAGCCCAGATATTGTATCTGGGCTGAAAAATGCAACTATCTTATTTAATAACAAATTTTTATTCACCGACTTTTACAACAACTTTATCTTTCGGTTCAACAATTATCATGCTTTCTAAATCTGGATTGCCACCTTCAAGCATGGTTGCTTTACCTAATTTGTTTAAGTTTAATTTTGTTGTAAAAAATTCGTCAATTAAATCTTGTGATAATTCTTTTGGATTTTTAACTTTATTTTCAATTTCTTGTACAAGTCCGTCTGGTACTTTTAATTTGTTTTCAGTTACAACGCAAACTGTACCTTGTTGAAGTTGAAAAGTTCTATCAACATTTTCAGAATTTACGGCTTCAATTAACTTTTCTTTTGCTTCTTTTAATCTATCACTTGCTTCTTTTCTATCAATTTCTGCGTCTAAACATTCTTTTGCAATTTCTTTAATTTCATCGTATGTCATTCTAATTTCTACTCCTTATTATTTTTCTCTAAACTGCACGTCTATATACACTTTACGGTATGTTGCTGTATCAATATAACAATCTGCTATTAATTCTTCAAATCCGTCTGTAATTGATATATAAAAATGGTTAAATGATTTTTCAAAAATTTGTGGCATATCTAAACCGAAATTTATACAAACTTCTTGAAACATGGTAAGTAAATCATTTTTTACTTTACAGATACTTTCAGCAGTTGTAATGCTTGCATTATTAAATCTTGCCTTATATTCCATTAGTTGTTCACATATTGTATCCAATAATTCTTGTTTCATTATTCAATATCCGTTAATTTATCAGCCACGTTTTTATCCAAATCACGCCATTCAACATATCTTGGCAAGAATAAAGACCATGTTTGCGTATCTTTTCTTTGTATTTTTTCATTATAGCATACTGTTAGAATTTTGTCAAGATATTTGTCTTGGTTTTCCCAGATTTCTTTCGCTTGTGCTGGTGTTCTTGGTTTTATACCTACTTTTAATAGACTATCTTCTGAAACGCAATTAATTGTTCCACACATTCCAGAATAAGCCCCAGAACCTTCTTCAAATCCAATTGCACGTAAATCACATTCTTTTTCTGCTTTGATTTTAACACAACCTTTTGGTTTTTTATCTTCCCAAATCAAATCTTTTTCTTTTACAACAATTCCTTCTTCACCACGTTCATACATTTTTTCAAACAAAGACATGGCTTCTTCAACTGAATTTACTTCATAACTTTCGATTGGAATTATTCTGTTTTCATTTGCTTGTTTTGCTATATTTTTTAAGATATTAAAACGTTTTTCGTATGGCATTAAACATTTTGCCTTCACAAAATCTTCATAAGGTACAAAATCCCATACCATTGTTTTAATGCTGTTTAATTCTTCTTCCGTTTTATTATCGCGTCTTACAATTCCATTTGAAATTTCACGTGGATATGGTTTGTTTGTGTTTTTATTATATACAAGAATTTCACCTGTTAAAACAAATTTTGCTGGTGCATTGATTTTCAATAAATCGTTTTCAAGGCTTCCATAAATATTTACAGGTTTTCCTTGCCTACTAATGTATTCTACCTTTTTCTTTACAGGGTCAACGATGATGTTGCAGAATAATCCATCTGCTTTTAATTGTCCAAAGGCTGGAAATTTAATCTTTTTTAAATTATCCATTTTAAAAGGTTTTGCACCAAGATATGGATATTTGAAATAAAAATCGTTCCATACTTTGTTAAATGTTTTTACGTCCATGCCAATTCGTAAATCTTTAAACAAAATTCCACGCAATAAATCAGCATATTCTGAATTTTCGATAAATGTTTTAATTGCACTTACTTCATTATCTTTTGCAGATTTTCCGCTTGCAAGCCTATTTAATTCACCAAAAAACGATTTTACAAGCGTTTCATCTGACATATTTAAAGTGCCATTAGCCTTATTTGCTTTATTGTATTTATCTTCTTTAATCCCATATTTTAAATCTGGATTATATGTATAATGCAATACATCACGTAAATATGGAATATCTTTATTTTCTTTTAAATAATCAATTGCTGAATTTCCAGATAATTCTCGCAATTTATTAATTACTTCAACTACCTTTTTCATTATCTGTCCGCCATTCTTATTTTATATGCGCCTTCTGCAAAATTATCTGTATAAAAGTTTTGCAAATCATTTATAACTTTTGCAAACGATTTATTCAATTCAAAATCGTTACCAATTTTATCATTTATCTTGTCGTCATGGATTTGCATTTTTACTAATCCACTTTCTAAGATTTCAAGTGTCATCGTAGTTTTCATATCGCTTTCCTTCCTTAATTTTATCAACAAAATAAGTATATCATGACTTTTTAAATTTGTCAAGCATTTTGTTAAACTTTTCTTTTAAGCCATAAAAATGATAATCTATCAATACTTCAATTTGGCAAAATGCTAAATATAACAATAAAAGTGATACTAAAAATCCTAATACAAACATTATAATAACCATTGCCATTGTATATTTTAAAAACAAAAATATAAATAAAAATGTCAACAATGCGTCAACTAAAATTTTAACAAACGTGTCTACTTTATCGAACATCCACTACTCCTCAACTTCATCAATCATACTTAATGGAACAATAATATTGTATTGTTTCTTATCGTAATCACGATTTACGGTAATTCTTACGCCATCTTCTTTTGTTCCGTCACAATGTTCAATTTCATAAATTTCTTTTTTATTTTCTTTCATTTCTTCTTCTGACAAATCAATAAAAGAAGTTGAACTTAATCTAAATCTATACTTCATTATTTATATATCCTTTTTATTTTTTCTTCTAAAATTCCACAATCCATTAGCCATTGTTTTACTTCGTCTTGGTCAGAAGTGACAGTATAGCATACGCAATTATTGTTCAACATATCTTTATATTCTTCAATTGTTCCTTCGTTTATGACCGTTACAAATTCTTGCAAACTTGGATATTTTTCAAATACTTTTCTTATTAATTCAATATCACCAGCAAAGCAAGTTGGTTGTTGCCCTTGACAAATATGCCTTAAAAGTGTATCTGTGTTTCTGTTTGACAAAATTGTATCATGCGTTGGTTTTGTAAAATATTTTAATAGATGATAATGATATCGTCCGCTAGTTTTTAATGCAAGAATAAAGCCTTCTTTCCACTTACATCTATTAAATATTCTAAATAATTTTCCACTGTTAATATTACCATAAGTCATTCCTGTAAGATAATCGCACCTAGTACTATCTATCGGTTCGTGAACGAACTTTTCAAGCAATTGTACATAATCATCTTCTGTCATATTAAAATCTTTATAAAAGGGCATACAACCACCTTTAGTGTGATATTTTTCCAAAAATCTTTCAGCAATCCATAAAAACGTTTCTTTTGTTTCTGGATTAATTTTTTCGCTTGTACTTAATTTTGAACCAACCAATAAATGATACATAAATTCAAAAAAGTCATAGCTTTCAAGTTCAATTTCTTTTTTTGCTAGTTTGCGTGATAAAATTGGATTATCTTCCAATTTTGGTGTCCACAAAACGCATTTATGAAGTGCTGGTTCAAATACAACATGGTTTACACCATGTTTTCTAGCATTTACAATATCTGATTTATAATTATCGCCATAATGCATGTAAATCTTGCCAATTTTCTTTTGAACAATGTCGTATAAATTGCCGTCTGACTTGCTTGCTTTATAATCAATGCTTGAAAAGATTTTTGGATTTTCATAACCACAATGTTCAAGAATTGGTTTTAATTGTTCTGCTGTCAAATACATATCAGAAATAAAATATCTACAATCTTCTGGAAGACTATTATATTTATCTAAAATATCTTGATTTGGATATGAATTTTCAAGCTCTGTTTGTAATTCGACATTTATATCAAATTCTGGTAATAGTTTATATACATCTTCAAGTGTATGATATTTTTGTTTTAAACGTACTTTAAATTCTGCTTCAACACGTTTTTGTTTAAAATTATTGCCTACCTTTTGTTCAATAAGCGTGAAAATCCCCCGTGGTGAAAAAGTAGTTCTTTCAATCGCTGTATCGTAAATGTCAAATGTGTAAATTTCTTTTCTGTCTTTATGTTTTCTTGTCATTCCTTCCTCTTTATTTTTATTCGTTTACCATTTCGCTTAAACTATCTTCATCAACTTCCCAATTTGCTTTAACAATTTCTTTTACCGTTTTAATTGTTAAGCCTTTTGCTGGTGCAACAACGTCTGCAACATCAAATTCTTCGTTGCCAATAATTAGTTCAAATTCATCTGGATAAATCACTTCAACCTCTTCTGGTTTATCGTATATAACGCTATCATCGTACATAACTGAACCATGTTCAGCATAACCTGTTGGATAATCAGAATAAACGTCATAAACGCCTTGTGCCTTTAATCTTGTTTTAATTTTAAATGTCATTCCATTTGACAATTCTGCTTTAATTATTGCGTTATCTGCGTAAAAATCTGCGTCCATTGGGTGTCTTTCAAACATATTATATTCTCCTTTTCTTTTATCTTTCAACATGACCATTATAAACTATAATTGCAAATTTGTCAATACCTTTGTTAAAATATGTTAACATGAATTAATCTGGGTCAATTTCATTTTTTAAATCTTTTAATATTAGTTTTTCTAAATACTTTACTACATCTGACTGTTTATTATCTAATATCAATAATAACTCGTGTATTAATTGCCATGCCTTGAATGGTAACAATATTCTAGGATTATCTATTTTAATTTCTTCTACTATTAGATTAAGTTTATCTTGTAATCCAGATTTTGGCTTCATCTTATATACATATTTGCCACGTTTTATAATATTTGACATTATCTCCTATATTCTCCTTTTTTCGAATATTGATTTCCTTTAAAAATATCACTTTCTTTAACATTTATATAATCAAAATCTTCTACTTCAAGTTTTAATTTATGTTGTAAATATTTTCTTAAAATATGTAATATTTTATTCAAATCCATTGTTTCACATGAAATAATCTTATAATATTGGTCACATAAATAATATTTACCATTATAACTTTCATGTAATTCACAATTACATACTTTGCATAGTTTTAAAATTTTGTTTAATACATTCATTATTTAAACTCCGTTTTAAAGTGCATAGACATATTGTTTGTATAAAGTGGAATATTATGTTTTTGTGCTAACCTTACAAAACGTTCTTTAGATATTTTTATATTTTTACACAACTGATTATCATACAGATATAAAACCTCTTGAGTTCTAATACAAGCAAACAAAGTACGCTTACCTTGTTCAATTACTACGTTGTCAAGCAAATGTTGTGTTAATACTTTCATATTTATTCCTTATAAAACTTTGTTAATGACATATCTTGTTACGTTATTGCAATAATCTTCTAAATATGATAAGATTTCACCATATTTATTTTCAAGACCTTCATAGGTTTTAGCACCTTTTTGTTTCTTTAATATTTTAGCAATTGTATCATATAAACATTCGATATGTTTCCTATCTTCACAACTACTATCAGTATAAGCGTCCAATTCTTGTTCTAAAGATTTTACTTGTTGTTTTAAATCTTTTAATTGCTCTTGCATGCTATCAATTGTTTCGCTTGTATCAGATTTTAATGTAAAATAACACTCTGTTTTACAAGTACAAGAATATGGGCAATATTCTTTTTGTTCTGCGTCTTGATAAAAATTACATCTTTTAAAATCTAACATTATTTCACCCCATACATTACATCGCCATAAATCATATTAAGGATATTGTCGATTTCTGTTTGCATATCTTTATATAATTCTGCTTCTTTTTGTTTAAACACCATAGGTTCGGTTCTTGCGTCTAACATTCCATACAATATTTTTGTATCGTTTACAATAATGTAGTAATAGTATGTAAACATATCTTCATCTGTTCCTTGTTCTTTTTTATTTGAAATAGAAAAGATATTTTTTGGAACAACATAATTATTTTTTGCTTCTTGAATTTCGTAAATTACTTTGTTCAACTTTTCTTTTGGTAATAAAACAGCCATATAACCTTCTTTCTTTTGTTCTATCTTTAACATGACTTAGTATAGCATAGGTTGAATAGTTTGTCAAGTACTTGACCAGAAGTTTTTAAAACTTCGCCAAGCACTTATTTAAGATTCACATAAAACAAAACCCAGACTTTCGTCTGGGTTTTGTTCACCAATCTATATCTATGTAAGATGAAAGGAGACAAATGTTCTTTTAGATATAAATTGATTTTGGAGACAATTTATATGATTTGCAACTCTTTCTTTGCTGTCAAGATTTATTTAACGCTATCAAATCTTTTAATTCGGTTTCTGGATATTGTTTTAAACTTTTTGTAAAATATCTGTTTAAAATCTTTAATCTCTGAACAATTTAATTATAGCACATGTTTATTTTTCTGTCAAGTGTTTTATTTTATATTTGTTTACAAAACTTAATATTATTCGTCGCTTTCTGGTTCTACATCAATAATATCATCGTCATTGTGTACATTAACATTTGAATTTGGAAGCAAACCTCTTGCTTGTTCATATTCTCTACATAAAGCAAGTAAATTTGTCGTGTTATTAATTGTAATTTGTTTTGTAGTTTCTTTATCATTCTTTTCTTCTCCGAAATCTTCTTTATTTCTTCTTTCCAAGTCTTTAACCAAAATTCCAACATGCTTGCTTGATGTTTTTGCATATCTTTCTTTTAAATATAAAAGTTCTTTATCCAAACTCATTTGCCCTCTATCGTAAATCAATTTAAAGGCAATATAAAGTTTTATCTTCTTGTCCTCTTCTTTATCGTCTGAAAAAGAATTATCTTCCAAAATCTTGTCTTGAATTTTTCTTATTTCATTTTCTTTATGTTGTTCACGATTTTGAATAAAAAATACTTCAAAAGCATTTCTGTTTTTATCTGAAATTGCTTCAAAACCCGTTTGGTCAAGATATAAATTACGAATACTATCACGATTATTTTCAAATTCATCATCAATTTCATATTCATCAAAATCTAAAACTTCTTCAAATAGTTCTTCATATTTTTCAAGATATTCGCCACCAATTCTTAAATATTCATTCAAAGTTGCTGGATTGATATGAAGTTGTTTACATAATAGATTTTTGCCACCCTGAAGTTTGCGAACGTTTCTGAATAAATTATTTATTTTTGTTTTGTTTAATTTAAAAGTATTTGCCATTCTTATTTATTCCTAAATTAAATAACATCTTTGCGATTGCATTTGACATACACAATCTGCTGGAAGTTCAATATCACTTATAACATTTGAAGATACGGTATTCAAATCAATCCCCATTCCTTCAACATATTCTTTTGCCTTTTCACAAGATGTTATTTCGCCTTTATCGTGTTGTTTTTTCTTGCATTGAATACAATCTGTTTTCCAAGTATTTGGTCTGTCAAACGCTTCCCAATCATCTTCTACACCTTGATTTCTATGCCAATTTTTGCTGTTAAGATTTGATATAACTTCTGACACATCTTCAAGAATATCTGCTTCCATAAAGCGTTTAATTTCACCTTCATCATCTCTTTCAAAATGATTTCTATAACATTCTTTCACCGTTTTATTTCTCCCCATACCATTGTTCAATAATCTTGTACTTTTTTGAATAATTTTGCCGTAGCATTTGACACAGGCGTTACAAGAATTTCTTTCTGAATATGGACATAAATTACAAACACTTAAAACTGTTTCAATGCTATCAATGTTTGCGTCAAGCACTTTATAAAGTTTTTCTGCTTGTATTTTCTTTCCTGTTTCTGGACATATAATTGTATTAAAATCCATCTTCTTATTTCCCTTTTATTTCCTTAATCTTTAAATATATTTACCAACTGTACACAACCGTTTTCGTGAACCAATGCAAACGCATTTAACCAATTACTTAACCCTTTTGTATAATCAAGTTTCAGTTTTGTCATTGTACCTACCGAAAACGCACCTTTTTTAATTCTTGGTGTATGCGTATGGGCTGATACCGATTTTTTATATGCTTTCCTATAAGTGTTTAAATTACCTTTTGCACCGTTTGCTCCTAAATGCCCGTGTTGTGCAAGTTCTACACCATTTATTTTTAATGTTTCATCATTTTCCAACCAAACAACCCTATCAATATCGTATCGTCTTTTTGTTAGATTTTCAATCATATATTTTACAGGATTTATTGCACCGTCAAATACCGCTTTTACAATGTCTAAAACGTATCTGAAATTTACAACATCATTTACCCATTTCTTTTCTTCAAGATAACGCATTAAGAAATCGTGGTGATTGCTTTCTGCAATATAAATGTGTTCAGCACATTCTGTAAGTTCTTCAAGACAACATTCGACCGCTTGTGCTTCATCTTTTAAACACATATTGCCTTCTTCATATTTTTGTGCAAGTTTGATTGGCTTTTTGAAATCCCAATGTTTAATTGAAATGCCAGAAAACAAATCATGAATAACCATTTCTTGACAGCCAATTTCTTTGATAATTTTTGTTGCTTTTTCAAATATTTTCATATCTGTTTCGCCAACGTGTAAATCGCCAAGAACGGCTACTGTACGCCCCATATTCGTCGTTTTATATTCTGGGGTATATAAACTATCCATGTCGTATATAATACCCGTTGTATCGACTTGTACTTGTCTGAAATTAAATCTTTCATTATTTAAGATTTCAACAATGATACCACCCATTACATGGTCATATTCTGCAATTTTTGACAATCTATGTGACATATAAATATCGTTTACGTAATCTGGTTCTGTCATTGCACCTGTTGTCATAATTGCGTTTGGATATTTATCCATTGAATTTGCAACATAGTCAAGTTCTTGTTTTGGGCTTGCAATAATTACACTTCCTTCTTGTGTAAACTGCGGAAGTCCAACAGATGGATTAATCATTTTTGCAGATACTTTAATATCTGATAAAAATAAATTGTTATTCAAATAAGTATCATGGAAGATAACTCTAAAATTATCATCTTTTAAACGACTATCTAAATTCCATTTAAAAGCTGTTTTACGGTTCATAATGTCTTCACAAGGCATTACAAGACATAATGCATTTTCTTCTTTACAAAAAGTCTTAATTGATTTGTAAAAATTGTCATCAACCCCTTTTCCAGATACCGCTGTCGTAACAAAGAATTTTTTATATTTATTTACAAGTCTATTTGTTTCTTCTTCATATTGTGATGTAAAATATGTTTCATTGAATAAGTAATCTTCAACATCATTATGTCTTTCACGACATGCTTTTAACATTTGATTTTCAGATGTAAAATACTTATTTGCTTTAAAAGATACCAAACCAGATAAAACATTAATTTTTGGAACACAATTGTTTTTCACAATATAATCATAAAGTGTGTCTAAAATTGTATTAATTTGTTGTTGTTCAAACTCTTTTTCTTTTTGAACTTCTGATATTTTTTCTCGTTTTTCATCACGTTTTTTAAGTTCACCATTTTTTGCAAATAAATTATCCAAAAATACCATTGGCTTTTCTTGCGATAAAATATATTCACAAATTTGATTTAAAGTATTGTCATAGAATTTAACTTCTGCGTCACGGTATTGGCGAACTAAATCACGATAATATTCACGATTTTTGTAACCATTGCTTGCCCTATGTGAATAAAACTTTTCAAAAAACTCTCTGTAATCCATTTTCTATTCCTATATCTGTTTTGACTTTACCGTTCGGTTAATTTTGTGTATGTTTTTATTTATTTTTATATAATTTTACCGATAAGTAAAATTCACTAACCATGTCTTTATTATATCATTTTGTTTTCGTTTTGTCAAATGTTTCTTCTTTTATATATTTTTCGTTGATATTTTAAACTGTTCATAATCATTTTTCTATATTCGTAACTATGGTTTAAAAAGTATGTTTCAAGTATCAACTTATCTGTATCGTGTGAAAATATAAATTCTTCTTTTTGTTTCAATTCTTTTTGACAATCTTTGCAAATTACCACAATGTTATTTACTGTTATTCCTTTTTTAAGATTTATTCTTTGGATTTGCTTTTCATCTTCTGAATTAAAACATTTTCCACAATGAAAACAAAATTCAAATTGCTTTTTAATATTGTTCTTTTTCTGACCCAAATTTTCCTACTTCCAATCCATAACATTGCCAGCCTTTTCGATAACAACGACTGAAAAATTCAACCTTGTTCAAGTTTGGATATGCTCTGTTTATTCTGTCATAACATTCTTCCGGTTTTCTGCTATGTTCACGCAATTGCGATACAATAACTTGTCCTAAAAGTTTTTGTTCTGGTTTAAATTTACCCTTATTTTTACCTTTTATTCCAATAAGCAATAATTCAGCATTTGCTCCGAAATAATATGAAGGCAATATTCTTGGTTTTCCTTCTTTTGAAACTTTTATCCAAACCATTCCGATTGTTTTATATTCAAAACCAAAATGTTGCATTGCTTCAATACCGAACTTTAAAGCTGGTCCTGTTACCCACATTAAATGCATGCAATCGTCACTTGCTACCTTATCAATTTCTGATTTGAAATCAAAAATTTCTTGCATTGACATTGTTTGATAATGTCCACTTGCACCACCACCGAACTTGGTATTTTTATTATTTCGTTTTCCATAAATACCATCGCCCCATGGAAAGTCTGATAATATAATATCTGCTTTTCTACTAATCATTTACGCTACTTTCTGTTTTCATCATTTGTTATAACTTGCATTTTTATTTTTCTAGGCATTACAATGTTTTTTGTTGTAATATTTGTAAATTCAATATAACAATCATGAATTGATGAAACGGTCAATTCTTCATCTTTAAACTGTTCAACAATAATCGATACATTATCCGCATGTTCGACTTCTGGAACTTTATATAAATCCATAACACCTAACATTTGATATGTTGCGATACCTAGCGATGGAACTATTTGTGCTTTTAAACACTCTTTATTTTCAATATCAATTAATCTGCACTCGATATTCATTATTCTGCGTTTCATTTCCTTCCTATTATTTTCCTTAGCATGTTTCTAATTTCTATTAATATATCTTCTATTTTTGGGTCTGCGTCATTTTGAACTATATTAAATTCATCATTTATATCTTCAATCATTTCAATTAAATCGTGTTTATCCACTTTTATTTTATCGCCCTTATAAGTTTATACCTATTTTGAATTTAACAAGCCTTAAAACGCTTCCTAGCGCTCGTAAATCTATAAAACAAGTTCGCTAAATGATTTTACTTCTTTTTTGAACTGTTCAAAGTTTTTTGTTTCACTTATTACAGGATTTATTGCACCCATTAATAAAAACTTGTAAGCACCTTCTTGTGTAATCCCAGCAATTCCATAATTCTCTTGAATTTTATGCGTTTCTGGGTGATAAAATACAACCGATACTGTGTTTGGGTTTAATTCACCAGCCTTTGATTGCTCTGTCGAATTGAATAATTTGCACAAAAAGTCCGACAGCTTCTCAAATTTTGTTTGTTTCATTATTTATATCTCTCTACCTTATTTCAATCTATCGTCTATATAGTCTTATATCTTTTATCGTTTTTCGACAACATCATCAATTTGTCTTTTTAATCTTAATAAACATTTTCTACACAAAACAATTGTATAATCGCCTAAGTTTATCTCAAATTCACCTTCTGAACCACAACCTACACACCCATAAGGGTTTAATTCTGTTTTTACTACTTCCATTCTAATCCTCAAATAAAGTATCACATAATCCGTACAAAATATAAGCCAATGCAACGCCAGATATACTTGCAATTATAACCATTAATGTAACCAAAATTGTATCAACCATTTAAACCTACTTTCTTTTTATTGTTTTTAAACCCCCGAATTTGGGGGAATTAAAATTATCTACTTTTCTTATAAGAACCTGTGCGTTGACCTTTATTATTATATGTGTTTACGCGAGTTGTTTGTCCTTGATTGTTTGAATAAACACGTACAGTTTGCGTCACAACGCCCCTACTATCTCTTACTTTATATTTTCCTGTACAGATATCTGCATTTGCTGGTAAGGCTACAATTACAATTGATACCAAAATCAATAAAAATACAATTGTTGCATTAATTAATGTTTCATTAAAATTTCTGTTGTCGTTCATAATTTATTCTCCTTTTATTTTTTAATTTACATGACCATTATAAACTATAACTTTAGATTTGTCAATACCTTTGTTAAAATATGTTAATTATTGTCCACCAACTCTTTTTGTTGCTTCGTAAACAAAGTCATCAATTAAATGAATATTTCCTAGTGGTCGATAATAGTTTCCGCATTTCCAACAGCCTGTCGGATTATCAAGCCAAGTTCTAAATTTCATTTCATCAACCTCTGTTTCATTTTCAAACTTGCCTGTCTTTTCGTTTATCAACTTATTAATGTGCCACCCGATAACATTGTCTGTTGCTATATAAGTATCACCGCAATGTGGGCATTTTACAATTATTAATGTTTTCATCTTGTTTATAACCTCTTTAAATTTAATAAATTTATCATACCATGCTTTTATAGTTTTGTCAAGTATTTTGAAAGTTTATTATCCAAAACATAATACCGATACGCAAACAATCAAACATAATAAAAACATGTAAAATGGTAACAATATTTCATCAATATCAAATTTATCTTTCATTTCTATTTCCTATAACTATATTTTGCAATTCAAGGAATGAATTATAATTTGCAATTGCACGTTCCGGTGTTTTGCCTGTTGCGATTACGCCTTCCAAATCCTTGTTATACGCAACGTATATGCCGTCTTGTAATTCAATCGTTAATCCTAAATCATTTTCCATTATATTTCCTTATATTTTGTCCGTATTTCTTGCGGAGATTTATATCGTTTTCTCCGCAAAATTTACGGATATAAAACTAAAAAATGCTGATAATATCTTTTATCTGTTTGTCTGTTAAACTTTCTTCAATAATCTTTTTTAATTCTTTGTTATATCTAACGATTATTTTTGATACAGCTTGTTGACTAATATCGAATTGTTTTGCTAAACATCTTGTACTTTTTTCTGTTTTATCTTCCGAAAATAATCTTGTATATTCTTTATATACGTTTTTTACACGTTCACTATTGAATTTTAGTTTATTAAAACATTCTTTTAATAAATCAGAAATCAAAGATGTCTCTACTTTTGTGTCGTCAATTTCATAACTTTTATTAAATAAATTATAACTTGCAACACATTGACTTGTTTTATCTTTTTTGTGTTTATATAATCTTTTTAATTCTTGTAGCAAATCATTTTTTAATGCTTTGTAATAATATGTTGTAAACATCACATCACTATCTACATTAAATCCTTCAATACTTTTATGAAGTGTAATATTTGCGATATGTACAATTTCATCTTTCGTTAAATCATTTGATAAATTGTTTAACTGCGTAAAAAATACGTTAATTACACTTTCTGTTAGATAATAAGTATTTCTATTAATCTTGTCGAATAAAATGTTTTTTAACACATTTTTATCGCTTTCACGATACATCTGAATTAATTTTCGTAATTCTTCGTCCTTTTTTAGATTGCCCTTTGACACTCTCTCTTTTGTCATTCTTCCACTATTCCTTCACAGTTGTTATATTATATTTAATCATTTCGCTTGCAATTTCTTGTAAATTAGAAATCCAATAATCTACTTTTGTTGTTAATTTTTTATCGTTATGGTAAATAATAAGTCGATAATTTATATCCGACATGTTCATTATAGCATTATTTCTAATATTTGTCAAGAAGTTATTTAAACTTTCATTATCAAGGTGTGAAATCAGTTTTATTTCGCTTGATTTGCCAACGTTAAACAATCTTACACCTTCAATTTTGAAGTTATCTGCAAACTTTTCATTTGTTGACTTATTTATTTGACCGATAAATCTGAAATAGTTTGATGTATTGATTTTATCTTGAATTTCAAAATAAGTATCAGCCTTCATAAATGTTGTAATTTCAGTTGTGTCATCAGTAATTACCGCAAAATATGAACCATTCTTTGTTTTCTTTACAGACTTAAATCTGCCCATAAACGAGAACATATCTGAATAATTATGGCTATCCAACATTGTATCTATTGGTGTACTATCAATAAGATTTTCAAGTTCAATCAAGATTTTCTTTGGATTGTTTGAAATCGGAAAACCAACCATTTCAATTTCATTTTGTCGAATTTCTTGGTCTGTTACTGATGTTTCAACTGTTTTATCTTCAAACTTTTTGATTGCAAGTTGGATAAAATCATTCATCTTTTTCTTGATTTCAGCCTTTTGTTGTTTTGCTTCTTTTGTAGCACCTTCAACTGATTTATATTCTTTATCCAAATCCATATAAAATGAGTGTTTCTTTACAATATCTGAGACATAACATTCAATCATTGCCGTATATAGGTCTGTATCACCTTTTTTATACGAAGATTTTGCACGTGCTTTGCATAAAACCTGTAAAGGTTTCATATATTTATATGGGCATGCTTCAATATTATTTAAAGCACCGCTCATGATTAAGTTTTCCAAAGTTGTTTTATTTGTACTTGGGCAACGAATAATCAAATCTTTCAAACTTTTAAATTCACCATTTTCACGTTCAAGTAAGATTGGTTCAATTGCGCTTTGACCAATACCCTTAATTGCTGTAAATCCAAATAAAATACCATTATTTTCACGGTCAAATGAAAAGATATTATCTGATTTGTTTAGGTCTGGCGATAATACATTAATACCAATTCTATAACATTCGTCGATATATGGCGTTAATTTTTCCATTTTATCACGATTATTATTTAACATTGCGGTCATATATTCTAAAGGATGATTTACCTTTAAAAACGCCGTCACATAAGACATTGCGCTGTACGCGTAGGCATGAGATGCATTAAAACCGTAGCGTCCAGCCTTTTCAATCATATCGAACACTTCATTGGCGTACGTTTCAGCGTGTCCGTTATTTACCGAACCAGATACAAAATGACTACGCTCTGCCTTTAATTTTTCAAGAACTTTTTTTCCAATATATTTGCGAAGTGTATCTGCTTCTGCCAATGTATAGCCAGCCATAACCCTTGATAATTGCATTAATTGTTCTTGGAAGATACATAAACCGTATGTATTTTTTGTATAACCTTCCATACCTTCACAGATATATTTTACAGGTTCTACACCATTCTTTCTGTCGATAAATTGTTGTGTAACACCACTTTCCAAAGAAGCAGGTCTTAATAATGCGTTAATTGCCCCTAAATCCGCCAATGTTTTTGGCTTAATATCACGACATAGTTTGCGTGCAATTTCACTTTCAAGTTGGAATACACCAAGTGTTTTTGCTTCTGAAATCATATTAAACGTTTTTTCATCTGTAAATGGCATATTTTTATAATCAAAATCAATTCCCATTTTTTGGATTGTTTCATTGATAATTGATAAATTTTTTAAACCCAAAATATCAAGTTTTAAAAGTTGTAAATCACCATCAATTTCTTTCATATCAAATACAGCACAGTTTACCCAGCGTCCACTACTATCTTGCTGATATGTTAATGGTGTTAAGTTTTCAAGTGGTTGATTTGAAATAATTAAACCACAAGCATGTTGTCCAGCCTTATCAATACCGCCTTCAAGAATTTGTGATACATCAAAAATCTTGTGAAACAATGGGTCTGTATCATACATCTTTTTCAATTCATCATTTTGTTCAAGATTTTCTTGCAAAGATAAATTTGTATCAATCATATCTTTTGTAATATGATTTGCTTCCAAATAAGGCATTTCAAGAACACTTGCAACTGCTTTAAACGATGATACGGAAGTCATTTCACCATAAGTTGCAATGTTTGCAACGTGGTCTTTACCATATCTTTCTTCCAAATAAGCAATTACTTTTGGTCTATCGACATCTGCAATATCACAATCAACATCTGGAGCACTTACACGGCTTGGATTAATAAATCTTTCAAACAGTAAATCGTGTTCGATTGGGTCAAGATTTGTTACATCAAGCGTATATAAAACTAAGCTACCAGCACCAGAACCTCTCCCAAAGCCTGTTGGAATATTGCTTTTATCTAAAAATTTATACAAATCTTCAAGAACTAGAAAATAGTCTGTAAATCCGATTTTATAAATTGTTTCAAGTTCATATTTTAATCTTGCAATATATTGTTTTGTATCAATCGGTTTTCCTTTAAATCTTCTTTCAAAACCAGCCCTTGATAGTTCAACCAATTTTTTAAAAGATTTTTGTGGTTCATCAAATTTTGGATAGTTATATCCGTGTTGTAAAATATCATATTTTTCAATCTTAGATACAATTTCTTCGCTTGCGTCTAAAATTCTATTCCAAACATCTTCCGAAAGACAGTTAAATGTTTGTCGCATTTCTTCTGTGTTTTTTAAGTAATATTCTGGACCACCAGCAAACTTAAATCTTTTTTCATCTGAAATCTTTTTAACCGTTTGCTTGCATAATAAAACTTCATGTGCAAATGCGTGTTCTTGTTTTTCGTAGTGGCTATCGTTTGTTGCAATCGCCTTAATTCCTGTTTTATGTGATAATTCAAGAAGTTTGCCCCACACTTTCTTTTCTTCCAAAGTATCATGGTCTTGAATTTCTAAATAAAAATCATCACCAAAGATTTGTTTGAAATGTTTTAAATGTTCAATCAAACTTTTCATATCACCATTCAAAATATCTTGCGGAATTAAACCGCCAAGACAAGCAGATAAGCAAATCAAACCTTCGCTATGTTTTTCGATATCTTCAAAAGTAATTCGTGGTTTTCTTTTAAAATTATAATATGAAGCATTGTGAAGTTTGATTAAATTTAACCAACCTGTTTTATTCTTTGCCAATAAAACTAAGTGAAAATTGTCTTTTTGTCCTTCTTCAACTTCACCAAGTGTCATATAAAATTCGCAACCAAGAATTGGTGTAATATCGTTGCTATTACATTCTTTATAGAATTTAATTGCACCCGCCATTGAACCGTGGTCTGTAATTGCAAGTGCTTTTATATTGTTTTCTTTTGCCCATGCTACATAGTTTGGAATTTTAATCATTCCGTCTAAAATGCTATATACCGTATGTGTATGTAATGGTGTTAATTCCGTCATTATTATTTCCTTCCTTTTGTTTTAAAGTATAACATAACTTACAAAATTTGTCAACAATTATTTTATAACAAAAAATGCAAGCCGTTTTATGGCTTGCAAATATTGTTGCTTATAATCTATCCTATCTTTAATTTAATCCACCTTCTTGGGCTTCCTGTTGGCTGTAAATTTGTTTATTATCCTTTTCAATTCTATCGGAATTATAAATCATATTATACAATGTGTCTAAAGCACCACTTGTTTGCATATCCATATAAGGAATATTGTATTTATCAAGCATGATTTTGATTTGGTTTTCAATTTCTTTTGACTGTTCTTCGTTGTGAACTCTACCCTCTTGTCTAAATTCATGGTTTCTGTGCAAAAAGATATTTATGTTATCATAACGATTGTAATATGCTAAAGCCATTTGGTCAAATATTTCTGGTTCACAACTTTTATATACACAAATCTGTAATAATGGGCTATCGCAAATTACGTAATCCGCCTTATTTACCATTTGGTTTAATCTTTTGTTTTGTTTAGCAAACGTATATAATTGGTCGTTAAATGGGTAGGGTGCGTTTTCATATACTTTCTCTTTTATCCACTCATCTGCCAATTCAACGTTATATCCAGCCACTTTCATTCTGTAAAATAAACCAGAAGCAAGTGTTGATTTTCCTGTACTTGGTGAACCATAAAGGTTGATAATTTTTGTCATTTCTAATTCCTTCTCTAATCTACTCTCTTTCCATTTTCTGTATTATTATAAAAACTTAATTTATCCACTACATCTTTTATATGGATTGGATAATAGCCGATATTATCAATTCCTACATCCATGCTTCTAAGATATTGCGGAATATTTGCATGCGTATGTCCGTATAAATGATAGCCACCACGATAAAAATTGTGCCATTCTTTTAATGGAAAATGCGTTAAATGAAACGAATTGTTTTGCCAATTAAAGCGATAACTTTCACGACAATCGCATATAGCATTTTCGCTTTTTAGTTTATTTATTTCACGTTCACTATCGTGATTTCCATAACAAACAAATACTTGGCATTTTAAGGATTTTATAAAATCACCCAATAAACGCATTTCGCCTTTAAAACCTAAATCGCCCAATACGAACAATACATCGTTTCGTGATACAGTTTCTTGAATACATTTTCTAAGATGTTCCATGTGTGCTACCCAATTCGTTCCAAAACCACGTTGACTTAAGGTTCTAAAACAATTTGGTCCTAAATGCCAATCTGCTTGAAAATATATATTATTATGCTTTTTAATATCCATTATTCTGTTTTGCTTTCTTCTTCATCTTCTAAATCAATTAATAAATCAATTGCACTATGGTCAAGTTTATGTTTTGCCCTTGTAACCGCTACATATAAAATGTTAATTTCATCATCACTATCTATTCGCCATTTATCTAGTGCGATTTTTACATTTTCAAATTCCAAACCCTTTGCCCTATGAACTGTTAATAATGTATAGGTTTTGTTTGGATTTTCACAATCTTCACTATTTCTAACTTTTGATAAAATATCTACAATTTCAAGTTCGTTTTGTAAAAAGAAGGTAAAATATCTTGCAAAATCAACCGATAAAATTTGCTTGTTTTGATATAAAAATCTGTATAAATTATTATACCCTTCTTTTTCTGCAATCTTAACATAATCATCAATTTGTTTGCTACGAATTATTTTAAATGTATGTTTATACAATTCAAGATATTCGTCTTTACCACGATTTTCAAGCAACTTACTAAAGAAATAAATCATATCTGAAAATACACTTTCAAAGTTATCTGCTTGATTTCCGTTTTTCACATCCATAAATTTAACTTTTGTATTTTCTGTATTTTTTATCAAATCAACTGCGTACATAAACATATTCGCATTTGTTCTGAATAAAATTGCTTTTTCTTTTTTATTTTTAACTTCTGTATCGTTATGGAAGTTTCTAATTTGTCCTTTAAAACTTGGTTTTAAACGCAAGATTTTATTGGCTAAATCACACACTTCATTGTTAAACCTAAAAGAAGTTGTTAAAGGATATTCTGTACCTTCAAATTTATCCATCGCATTAATTGCCTTGTTAAAGCGGTACAACTGTTGATGGACATCTCCCACCACCCACATTTTATTGTACACAAAGCGTTTTAACATTCGCAAAGCCATCATATTTGTATCTTGTGCTTCATCAAGTAAGATATATTTATAACCTTTTACCTTATCCGCTGTGTTGCATACATACTCTTTTACGTACATATTATGAAGATACTTGCCTTTTTTGATAAAATATTGGTATAAATCTTTGAAAAACTCAATTTCACTTGAAGTTAATTTATTCATTGCCAAGTCATAGTTTTTAGGATTTGTTTTAACATTTTCGCAGAAATCATCTAAACTATCAAAACATAAGCAGTAAGAATTAAACATATCAATAATGTTTTTAAACTTACAAAACTTATATTTACTGTTTGTATTTTTAATTTTCATATAGTCTGCATAGTTAATACTTGACATAACTTCCATGTCACCGTCATGTAACATATTAAATCGGCGTAAACAAAACGAATGTGTTGTATAGCATTCGACATTTAAATCAAGTTCTTCAAACTTATTCTTACTATCTTCCACCATGCTTTTATTAAATACAAGATATAAGATTTTAGATTTTTTATCTGTTTTTCTTATTTCTTTTACAACTTCAATAAGTACCGAGGTTTTTCCGCTTCCAGCATAGGCTTGGATTTTAGACACTTTATCGTCATTGTGAACTGTATTTACAATATTTTTTTGTTCTTGTGTTAATTCAAAAGCCATCATTCACCCTTTTCTGCTTCCATTTCATATCTAACACGTGTCATAAGTCTATCATAACAAGTTTTGCACAAATAATGCGTACCTAACTTTTGAATATTTTGTGTGGAACGACACGCTTCACATTGTACCGTAACAGGTCTTGATTTTGTATAATATCTATATGGTTTTTTGTCTTTTTCAAACTTTTCAACCACATTTTCGTTATTATCAATCATTTGTCCAATTTTTTCTTGTTCATTCATTTTTTATCAATTCCTTCCTTAAAAAATTCTGTCACCGTCTTTATATCCTTGTTTTATGAAATCTTGTGCCATTTTTTCGCTTATATGATTATTATTTGCGTCATATCTTTCACTATGATAATCACAGAAAATACAATGTGTTTCAGCGTTTGGAAAATATTTTAATGCTTCAATTTCATTTGGATAGCGAATATCTGTGCAACAAAACTTGTCATAACCTTGTTTTGCTAAATTTTCGATTGTATTCTTCCATTTTTTTACCCAGAAATCTTTATCATATTCACGCAAACCTTCACCAAGTTTTTGAAGGAAAAATCTTCCATCAACTTTTCCAAAGCCTTCAATGTCAATTTGACCTTTTTTGAATTGGTCATATTCTTCTTGATTTTTTGGTTTCCAATTTAAAATCTGCCAAGCACAATCTCTCAAACAATCAGCCAATGCTGTTTCGTAATAACCTTCGTTCTTTACAAGCAAATTGCCTTGAAAGCTCTTTCCAGAGCCTAATGCCCCAGCGAAACCAACCACTTTTATTTTGTTTAATCTTTTATTCGGATATGTCATTGTTTTCCCTTCTTTTATAAAATCGTTTATCGTCCTCATCTATCCCACCAATGCTATCAAACAGCTTTCTGCAATATTATCGTCTGCCTTTTTGTGTCGTGGAAGCATTATAAAATCATCTGCATTTTTAAACTTTTCACGACAATATTTGATTGATAATTCTTTTATCTTTTCACGTCTTTCTTTTGCTGTCAACCCTTTTGGAATTTCATTATTATATTCATAAAATTCGTGCCATTCTTTTGGACTATATAATCGATATGGCAATTCAAGAATTGAGCATATTGTTGTATATACGCCCAAAGACAATGCATTCGCAAATAATGCGTCAATTGATGTTCCAATTCCACTTTGTCTGATTGGTTCTTCAATCACAATGCTTTCAATATCTTTTTTATATTTATTCAACACATCAAATAATAATTTGAAATTACGTACACCACGTCGTTTTAAAGCCTTCTTTTTTGCTTTTAATGTCTTTATATGTGTCTTTCGTGTTTCGTGCCTTAAAAGGTCGTCTATTGCCCTCTCGTTGGCTTTATCATATTCAAGTTGTGGATATTTTACAACTTCAATTATTTTATCGCCAGATACGACTGCGATACTACCCGTTGTCGCCGTATCAATTCCTATTTTATATTTCGTCATAATATTTATAGTCCTTACTTTTATCTTGATATTCATAAAAGAATATTCTATGTTTCTTATATTCTACTTCTTTTTTATACCATTTTTTACAAGCGTTTTCAAGAACAATATGGAAGTATCTACTTGGTGTGGAGTTTCGCAAATCTGAATATGTATCTACTTTTTTATCCGTATTGATGATTAAAGAATAAATCGCTTTATTCATTTGTACACATTGCTCTTGAAAACAATCTTCGTAATCATTTGTTGAAATATAATATTTTTTACAAAAATACCCCATTAACCGCCTATATTCGTCTAAACATTCTGTAAAAATATTCTGTGGTGTCGGATATTCTTGTCTTCTTGACTTATACATACAATCTTTTGAACAAAATAACCCATTACGTTCACCTTTTCTTAAAACACTTGGTAGAATATAAAATTCTTTCCCACAAGATTGACAATACCTTTTTATCATTATCTCTTGTGTATGACATTGTATTGCTTTATTATAACATTTACGGCTACAATATTTTCCTCTACCCTGTTTTAATTTTGCTGGTGCAATATTAAATTCTTTACCACATAATTTGCATTTTGTTTTCATAAAAATATCATATCACTATCTTTTATTTTTGTCAAATACATAAACTAAATTGTTTTCTAATAGATTCATAATCGCCAAACTATTTCCTTGAAAAATCTGTGTATCTAATATAAATCTTATATCTTCCTTTTGATTATAAGATTTATACAATTCCAATACACGTTGTTTACATTCTTCTACATTATCTTGCATAATATCAATTGCATAAACAGATTTTAACGCTGTAATGTAATCTACTTTCTTTTTGCATAAATCAAACTTTCTTTTAAGAATTTCAACTACAAACTGACCATTGCCACATGTTGGCTCTAAAAATGTCATCTCGATTGTTATGTCTGGAATTAAATTAAGCATTGCATTTACTTCTCTTTCATTTGTAAATACTTCGCCCAATTCACGAACTCTATCTTTTGTTTTTATATTAGACCTCAATTTTTGATACCTCATTTACAATCGCTTGTGTTTCAAGTGCAATTTGTTTGCTTTCAACCAATCTTCCGTTCTTAAAATCAAGCATTACATCTGGCATTATACCGTATACACCATCTCTTATTTTATCTGCAAACACGATTACTTTATTCAAATATTCTGGGTGTTTTTCGATAAATTCTTTGCATTGTTGCGGAAATAAAACGTGCATTACAACGTGGCTATCGTTTAATGTTGCTTTTCCACCAGCCATATCAAATAATGAACCCCTATTTGCAGTTTTTGGATTTGGTGTAAAACTTTTTAAATATTGATTTAAAACAATAAAAGGTATTCCCATATCTTTTGCTGTTCTTTTAAATACTGAATAAGTTTTTGAAATGTTTTGATGTTCTTCATTCATTTCATCATTGATTAAAAGTCCAGCATAATCTACAAATACACAAGCAACACCATACTTTAATTGATATTTTTTAACTGTTGCAATTACTTGCATTACTGTTAAATCTGAACTATCATCAATTACGATTGGAAGTTGATTTAATATTTCAGTTGCTTTTAAGATTTTGTCTTTGAATTTTTGATAATTTTCTTCATTATCTTCGATTTTTAAATCTTCAAAATATAATCTTGGATTTCTAAAATATTTGCCATTAATTCCAGAAATGATTGACAAAAAGCGTTCTTCAATTTGTTTTCTTGTCATTTCAAGTGAAAAGCAAACAATCTTTCTATCATCTTTTTTCTTTTTCAACCATACAGCCATATTTAACATCATAACTTGTGAAAACAAACTTTTGCAATGTCCATTATGTCCACAAAGTGTATAAATATAACCTTCTTTTGCACCGTCAATAAACTTGTCAATTGTAGGAAATCCAAACGGAATACCTGTAATCGTATCTGGATTATTGTAACGATAATCGATATCATTTATCAATGCTTTTTTATCGACATCAATCGGTGAAATGTGATTTGACATTTTAATTTTATCACTTAGACTTATGCCAAGTGAAATAAAATCATCAACAATCTTATCTGGGTCAGACATTTCACGTGCATTTTCCATAAAGTCAGAACATAAAGATAATGTTTTTCTTTTAAATGCAGATGATTGAATAATTTTTGTATATTCACGCAATTGTTTTTTGGTTACAAAAGTTGTATTGTTATATAACTTCTTAACTAAATCTGGCATAATGTCCAAATTTAAAGAACGTGCTTTATTCAGTACGGTTACTTCATCTGGAATTATATTTTCTTTATATAGTTCAACCAAACATTTGTAAATATTTGCATAATCTCTGTTATAAAAAATGTCTGGATTTAATTTGTCGAATACTTCGACAATTTTGTCTGGTTTGTAAAATAAACAAGATATTAGATTTTCTTCTGCTAACTTGTTTGAAATATCAGTAGCCATTATTATAGATTATTCTCCAATCTTTCAATTCCGATATTGTAATATTTTTCTTCTAATTCAATACCTATAAACTTTCTACCAAGATTTTGGCAAGCAATCCCTGTCGTATATGAGCCAGCAAAACAATCAAGTATCACTTGATTTTTTAAACTATGTAGTTCAACGTATTCTTCGATTAATTTAACAGGCTTTTGTGTTGGGTGAAGCCTATTTTTACCGCTTACAATTGGATAGTTTTTTGTTTTTGACTTAATTTCGAAGGGTGCTTTATCGTTCCAACTTGCACCCTTACCTCTTACAAACACTATAAATTCTAAATTATTTACATGTTTCCCATTACATAAAGGTGATGGATTTGTTTTATTCCAAGTCAATAGTGTAGTTGATAAGTTTTTATTTTCAAAATAAGACATTATCTTACTAATTTGTTTATTGGAACAAAAAATTAATAAATTAGGTATCTTACAGATTTTCAACATTCTTGAAAAGACTTTGTCATAATTAAATCCTTTTGATATAAAGTCAATATCGACACCCACTTTTGTCGCACGTTTTCCTAGTGCAGTTAATCCACCACCATGTATATCATGCTCGTATGGTGGGTCTGTAATGATTGTGTCAACTTTTACTCCTTTTTCAATTAATTTATCCATGACTTCTATGTAGTCACCGTTAAACAATATTGACTCACCTATTTTTTTACACTGTATCATTATTTAATTTTCCTTCCTTAATTTCAATTATAGCATGACTTTCGTTTTTTGTCAAACACTTTGTTCCAAAAAGTTTACAAAATATACAAATAAAAAGAAAAAGCAGACACGGCGAGATTGTGTCTGCGAAATATTTATACATTTTACCTCTATAAATTTTGTTTTTAATCACAGAAACTAGGATTTGAACCTAGACAACCAATTTTGGAGATTGGTATGCTACCATTACATTATCTCTGCTTATACGTTTGAACGATACAAGGCTCGAACTTGCATTTCTTATATCTATCATCTCATAAATTCCCTTTGATGAAAAGTTGGTCGCTTTTTCGATATAAGTGTGTTATTCCTTTGACACTAATCGCTCATTAAAAATTGTTTGAGTGATAGGTGGCTATTAACCACATCTTCTAGCCACAACGCTAGACATTTTAAACTTAAACTACGTATCACCTTGTTTACTAAATGGTGGCGGTGGAAGGAGTTGAACCTATCTACCTCTAGGTTATGAGCCTAGCGTGCAACCGTTACACTTCACCGCAATATTTGAGCGATTATGGCAAGAACCACTTGCCTTGTTGCGTTCGCTCATTCGCAAACCTAACAGGATTTCATGCCCGAATTGATTGAATTGGTTAATTTCACTTCACAGTTACAACTCTTTAGCACTTGTACTTCGCGCCTTGTATTATGAAAGCAATCCATTTTTCAATGTGTTAGGTCGAGTTTTAAAAGGTTCGCCGAAGCGTTCCAATACCCTTTTCTACACTTTGGTAGATAGGTTGCGTCGAGGAGTAGCCCCCGACCGTGACAGGCGACCGAGTGCGTTTAGCACAGCCACCTTCTGAAATTGTACCAGACTGCGTGCAGATGTGATACAAAATCGTTTCCCTGTGTTCAACGTGGAACATGGGGTATTAAGTTTATTGTTTTATTATTTAATTTTAAATGTGCAATTCGTTTTGTCTTTCAACATGCTTATTATATCATGCTTTTTTATTTTTGTCAAGTGTTTTATTTAAGTTTTTATTTTCTTGTTTGAAATCATAAACTTTCTTGCGTAAATTAATATTTTCACTACTTAATCTTGCAATAATTTCAGTTGACAATCTTTTATTTAATTCCTTTTCATGTAATTGCTTTGCACTTCTTATGCATGTAACTGAATTTATGTTATCTACTACCAAAATTCCATATTTCGGATTTATTTCATCAATTTGATTTATGATTTCTTCTTTATATTCTTTATACATTTCAGTCGGAAAAGCATAATAAAATAAAGTTGGTTGTTTATCTTTTCTTGTTCGTGTACTTAGATATTTTTTATGTTTTGGTTTATTTTTGTCTTTGTAAAAATCGACCATGCTTATCTTAACTTCCACTTCGACAAATTTATCTTTCATATCGTATGCGACAACATCTTTTAATAGAAATTCAGTACAAACCATTTTATATTGATTTTTAAATCGAAAATATGATGATAACGCAATCTTCATAAAATCTGCTGTTATCTTTGGATTTTTATAATCTTTCCAAACTTTCATCTATCATACACTCCAACGTCCGCACCATTTTGAAAGATAATGCCAGAATTGTCTTCTATTTTCGTCCTCAATTCTTATGCTTTGTGTTATAATTCGCTTTCTTTCTGGTGATATAATCATTCTTCCGTTTTCGAATTTGATATCATCATCTTGTAAAGTTGTGTCAACATAATCATCTACATTAATCCACCTATCAAGATGATTTAGTACGATTTGTATTTGTTTTGCACGCTTTGGACTATCAAGATAATATGTGTCTTTTTCAAGTTTATCTTTCAATCTTTCCATTTTCACTTTAAGATATAGGACACAACTGTCAAATTCATAATCATCATCTTTCCAAATCGCTGGTATATAATGATATAATCGTTTTGTAAAATCAATTACATGTTTACAAAATCTTACTACCTTATTCCCAAATAGTTCATCGTACATTTCGTCTAAATTCATTATTATTTCCTTTTCAATTTAGCGCCACATTTTGAACAAGAAATTGTGCTATTTGCATTTAATCGTGCAATATCATATTCTTTCAAAATTCTATGACATTCTGGACATTCGTTTTGATTTTCTGTAACTTCATATTCGTTGAATACTACAACTACTTTTTCTGTATCTTTTCCTACTTTAATTCTTTTCTTCATTTGCGTTTATCCTTTTTAACATATCTTCACATGCTTTTGTATAATCTTTGCCTAAATAATCTTCGTATTTAATACACAGATTACAAAAGTGCTTTATATCTTTTACAATTTCTTTTGGTTTCATAATTCACCTTATTCAAATAAACTTTCTGTTAATTTACGTGAATAATCAGAAGTATTAATTCTGTTTACTCTATCCAATGCTTCGTTCACTTGTGTTTCAAGTTGTTCGATATAAATTGCAAGCATTTCTGGTTCTTTTGCGTGTAAAAGTGAATATTTGATTGAAGCATAATTTTTATCTTTTCCTACTACAAGATTATATAATACATTCTTATCTTTATCACTTACTACTAAAGAAATAATGTTATTCTTAATCTTAAACCATTTTGTATACAAAATAGGGATTAAAGTCATTTGTACGCCATTATCTAGCGTGAAATATTGTGCAGTATTTAGATTGTCACTTTCTTTTAATTCTGCAATTTTATTGCGAATAATACGCAATCTTCTGTATAAGTTTTGAACTTTACTCTTGTCTGGGTGTGAATAAATCATTTCCATTTCTTACCTTCTTTCTTTTATAAATCTATTTTTACTTCTGTTCCATTTTTTATTGACCAATACCAACTTAGAATAAAATTTACATACAATCTGTTCTTATCAATTTCTTCCTTTGTGTATGGATAGACTGAATAATTATGTGAGTTCCAATTAAAAAAATGGATTTCAAAACCTAATTTATCATATTCTTTTCTGCTAATTATACCTGTGTCTAGCAACATTCTTGAATATATATATAACTGTCTACAATACCCCTTTTGTGGGATTTGGTTTCTACTACAACTTTTCTTGGAAGTTTTCCAATCTAATACGTGTAAATTGCCATTTTTATATCCAATTAAATCAATTGCACCTTGAAGATATTTATTGCGAACAAACAATTCAGAAGCCACTACGTCAATATGTTGAATTTCATTTTCAAAGAACTTCTTTAAAGTTTTTCTTGCAATTTCTGTAAAATATTCTTTTCGTCCTTCAAAATTGTCAATCATATTTACAATTTCTTCGTCTTCTTCCGCTTGTTTTATATAATCATCAAGCATGAATTGCTTTTTAAATGGTCTTGTATCTCTATCAAGCAAAGATAGTTCTAATATTTTATGAATAAACGAGCCTGTGTCCGTAGACAGTTTTGTCGTCAATCTGGTGGCGTTTAAATCTTCAACAGATACATTGTTTGCCCAACGTAATAAACCAGCCTTATTGTGACTTTTAGTGGTGTCTAAACAGTATGGAAATAGTTTTGAAGAAATAAGTGTTGCACTTGGCAATCCAGCAGTATATTCTTCACCCCTATTTTTTGAACTATATTTATCTTCCAAAATCTTTTTGATTTCATCTTTATCTTTTATAACGTTAAATCTAAGTTGATTGCTTGGGTTTTTATATTCATCATAAAAGAAGTTTGAATTTACAAGTTCGTCCAAATATTGTTCATCTTGTTTATGAATTGTAATGTATTCGTCTGTGTCTGGTCTATGTAAAAAAATCATATTCTATTATATCCTTACAAATTAATATTAGTTAATCTTGTTTTTCGTAAAATAAAATTACCTAATAAGAATAAAAACCAGAATGGGTGAACATTAAACCAAGCAAATAATGCCGTCAATGTCAATCCTGTAAAACTTAAAGTTTTTGATACAATTACTAAAATTAATACTTCTAACATTTTATTATATTTTCCTTCCTATTAAATTTTAAAGAAAAGCCCACTATTTGTTTTTTGCTCATGCTCAATGTGTCTGTATAAAGTGGGCTATAAACACAAATTAAATCTTATGAAATTATTATATCATGACTTTTTATTTTTGTCAAGTATTGCCAAAAGTTTTTACAAAACTTTACCAAGTATTTTATTTAAAATTAATAAAATAAGTTTCCAAATATTCTTTCCAAAACATTTACAACAATTGAGTTACCTGCTTGTTTGTAAAGTTGTGAATTAGACACACCACTTGCTTTTGCTTTGTTAAAGTCTTCGTCAGTAAAGCCCATAAGTCGCCAATATTCAAGAGGTGTCAATTTTCTAATTCTTTTATCAGTAATTACTTTTTCAGTGCCTATAGTGGTTAACGTTGGACTAATTCCCACATCTAAGTAACATCGGTTTGCTTTTTCGTAAACACCTTCTCTCACCTCAAACGTTGTTATTGCAAGGTCGAAAATATCTGTTTCTATACCCAATATATGTTTTAGTTTATACCAATATTTTGCGTCTGGAATAGCAAAACAATCATCTGCTCTAAACCAATGTTCCACTTTTGTCAAGGGCAAATTAATCTGTGTTGCTATTGCTTTAACACTCAACCCACATTTGTTTTTACACTCTTTTAACAAGTGTTTCAGACTGTCAATATCCACATTGTATTTGCGTACAGAAACCGTTTGTGAAACATCTATTCGCTGAATAGAGTTACTATATTCCGTAATTTTTGGATAATCTCTATCATCAAAAACTTTTAAACCATGTCTGCCTGCTCTTAACGTAGGTGAAATATTATTATACAATCTAACGCCGTTAAAATCCTGTGTGTCATCTATAATTAAATTTTCTACAACATAATTGTCTTTTTGAACAGTAGTTAGTGTATTAGAAATACCTTGTGAATTAATTTCTAACCTTTGTTTTGTGGGGCTACCTACAGTTCTATCGGACGGATTTTCTGGGTTTCTGCCACGACTTTCACCAATACATTTGTCAACAACAATCTTAGGGTCTTTATAACCTCTGCTAAGAAGTGTTTGACACATATCACCTGTTTGTATTCTTGTTCTTTCTTGTGTGAAAGTAGAATTTGTAATTTTTTGCACTTGTTGTTCGTTAAGATAGTATTTTTCGTCTACTTCATCTTCTAAAATATCTCTTATATTTGTTTTTAATTTTTCTTTTTCAGGAAACACATAATCTTGGTTAATATCTTTTCTAATCGATACAACAAACACACGTTCTCTATTTTGTGGAATACCGTAGTCTTTTGCGTTTAATACTTGCCAATAGTTTTTATATCCTAAATCATCAAGATATTGTAACCATTCATCAAACTGTGCTTTAAATTTCTTTCCTACAAGTGCTTTTACATTTTCTAAAAGTAAGTACTTAGGTAATGTATCTTCTTCTTTGGCAACCTCTAAAAGCCTTTGCACTTGGTACAGTAGTCCAGACCTTGTGTTTTCGTTTATTCCTCTTTGTTTTCCAGCATACGAAATATCTTGACAAGGAAAAGAATATGTCCACAAATCAGCATAGTCAAGTTTTTCTATTGCTGAAATATCACCATAGTTTCTTGTTTTACCATACATTGCTTCATAGGATTGTATTGCATATTTATCAATTTCAGCAATACCCACCACGTCAACGTCATAATCTAAATTTAGTAAAGATTTACGTTGCGCCCCTATACCACTAAATAATTCGTTCATGCTAATTGTTTTTGACATTCTATATCCTACCTTCCTTTTTTTAAACATCTTATCATGATTTTATGTTTTTGTCAAGTACTTTAACCAGAATTTTTTTTAATTTCATTAAACCCTTTATCAAAGTATTTGCTTAGACTATTTTATTTACTTTAATTCTACACTTCATATCTATTAAAACTGTCAATTAAAATGTTCATATTGCTTGATACTTTCATGCCTTTTCCACGACAAAACATTATAACGTTATTCAAAGCCCTTCTTTGTTGTTCACGAATTTCTTGTGGCGAAGTCAAAGAACAACCATAAAATCTAACTTCATGATATCCTTTGACATATGCTAAAAACAACATATAGCACATTGAATTGTTTAGATATTCACCTTGCATTGTTTCTTTTGCAAATTCAAATACATATTCAACCCTTTTATTTAATTTTGTAAATTTAACATGCTTTTCAACCATTGGGTGAACTTTCTTGTGAATATCAAACCATTCAGTATATCGTGGAATATCCCAAAAATCGTCATGCCAATTACAGCCCCATATATCCCAATTTGGGTCGTTGTATGGTGCATTAAATTTATCTGGTAATTTTCCAATAATTGCTAATTTATTATTTCTCATCCCCTACCTCAAATTGCTTAATTGGTCTTCCAAACATTCTCTTAATTCGTCTTCATCATCAAGATTGTCAAATTGTTCGCTTAAAAAATATGCTTGGTCAATCGTTCTTTTTTCGCTTTCTTCAAATAAATCACAAGTATGTAAAATGTTTATTAAATCACAATTTGTACCATTCATCAATAAAACGTTTTCAATCTTATTGTAAATCTTGCGATATGAATTGTTTAACTTGTTTGGAATTTTTAATTCTTTTATTAAATTATATACATTTGAATAACCAAACTTACTAAACAAACTTGCGATAATTGTTTGTTGTGCTTTATCTTTTCTGCTTCCAATTTCGCCAACTTCTGTATGTGATTGTTGTGTTTTTTCACATATTCTTTTTACGTCAACTTCTGGAAGTTCAAGTTTATCAGCCAACATTTGAATATACTGATTTCGTGTTAAACTATCTTTGATTTTTGCAATATATTTTCGTACATTGTAAATATGAAATTTCTTTTCATCAATCGTTTTGTAGTTTATCTTATCTAAACTTCTGATAATTTTATCTTCATTATAGATCTTTGAATTTTTAAGACGTTTATACAATTCACCTTTTCCTTGCGTTCTTAATAATTCGTCCAAATCCATTTTGTCGTCGATATTATCGTATAAACGAACAATTCGCACATTTGCACCATAATTGTTTTGAACAATTGTATCATATAATCTGTCGACAGCGCCTTCACCAGCCTTATCTTCAACGATTAAGAAATAGTTTTTAACATCTGCCTTCAATAGACTTAATTGTTTATCTGACAATGCAAGTCCACAAGTTGCTACAACATTTGTTATACCGTTTTGATGTGCCATAATTGCGTCACAATTACCTACAACAGATATTCTGTTGTTACATCTAACTAATATCATGCCTGTTGGTACAGATACACAATATACTTTTCCTTGATAAAAATATGTATCATGCCCTTGTTGCCAAGAAGCCGAATTCTTACCAAACAATATATTTACTCTATATCTTAACCCAAGTTTATCTTCTTTTTTATAAATAGTAGCGTTAAATCCGCATAAATGACACAACGTTTGTACGAAGGTGGCAGTTTCAAAATATTTTGAAACAAATTCAACTTGATTTCTGTTTTTTATTCTGCAACCGTCCCAATGTTCTAATTCATTTATAATTACCATTTTTTGTGAAAATGTTGATTTTTCAATCCATTCAATTGGAAACTTTTTAAATGCATATTTATATCTAAATCCAAAATATGTAAAATTTTGTCTTTTTGGAGGATTACTCTTAGAGTAAGTGATGTTGCAAGATTTTAATAACTTTTCTAATCTGTTTACTTTTCTTTGTTTTTGAAATCCTATTCTCACTTTTTTATCTAATCCACCACATATCTCATGCTCCGTACCATCAGCACTAATAGCAACCATTAAGCGCAATTCGTCATCACTAAATGGTAGTCCTTCGCCAGAGTGTTTTATAGCCATAGGAATTACTTGTTTTCCTATCGACTTTGGCATATCTTTGAATTGTTTTTTTGTAATTTGTTTTGTTTCTTTATTGTAGTAAACTATATTATGGTCTTCTGTTGCGTCAATATCATAATTTCTATTGTGCACACAACACATATTGCCGTTATAATCCTTTTTTATTATTGCCAATGGGTTTACAAAAGAACCCTGTAATTTATCATCGACTTGCATTACAGGTTGACCAGAGTATTGGTCAAACCTAATCCAGCCGTTCGGTGTTAATATTTCTACATCACCTTTAAAACATTGCCCTTCGCAAATTATAACACATTTTGTAGTTTTAATTGTTTCTTTTGCAAAATTATAGCCAAACAAAACTTCGTCTTTTTTGAACAATAAACCGTTTTGACTGTGCAAATATTTTGGCTTAATTTCATTATTTACAGCACGACTTGAAAATCCAACAATTTTGCCATTTTCATTGAAGAATGGAATTGAAATCCTATATGAACCAAAGTAATTTCTATATTCATCATCTTCTGTCTTTTTGATTAAATTGCCCTGTTCAAGAAGATTATTCATTGCTTTATTATCTGTTACTAATTGTTTGTATGGAATATAGCCTAACTTCCATTTTTTAATTGTGTCAACTGAAAATTGACGTTTTTTTATATATTCTTTTCCAATATCTGATGTTAATAAAGACTTTTGGAAATACATTGCAATCTTTTGATTTAACTTGTAAAGATTTCTTTTAAGTTCATATTCTTTTTTAACTTCGTCCGATAATTCGATTTCAATATTTTGTGATTTTGCAATTTCCATTACAGCGTCAAAAAATGATTTATCATTATATCTACGATAAAAGTCGATTATATCACCAGAAGCACCGCAACTTCTACAAATCCAAAGACCCGTTGCAATGTCAATGTCCATACTTGGGTGTCCATCTGGGTGAAAACAACAGGTAGTCCTATAATATCTACCGCTTTGTTTTAGTTGAAGGTATTGACTATAAAAATCGAAGATATTTATTTTACTTTTAAAATCTATTATTTGTTCTTGTGTAAACATTTATTTTTCCATTTCCATATATTCTTCATAGTATATAAAGTGCAGTCTACCACATGTTTTTCGTTCATGTTTACATACTTTTGCAATACTGCTTGCACATAGGTTTAAATCTTTACTAGATTCTCTTATTGTGTTATAGGTTTTTAAATTTTCCAAACACACTATCCTCTTACCCTTTCCATACATTGTATTGTTTTCGCCAATTCTATCTTTTATTTTATAAAGAGTTAAATCAATATTGCTATATTCATTTAAATAGCAAAAACGCAAACCGTTTACATGCTTTCTTTTATGTTTACATACTTTTACCAAATTTTCTTTAAATAAGTTTAAACTTTTTGCACATTCAGTTACACTATTATAAACAATACCTGTATCTATACAAATTACCTTTTTAGGTTCTTCAAAAACATATTCCTTATTTTCGTCATAATCGCTCAAATACATAAAATGCAAGCCATGTGTGCTTTTTTGATTACCACAACAAACTGATGATATACATCTAGCACCTATATTGATATCTTTTGCACAGTCTTTTACTAATTTATATATACCCCCTGTTTCTAAACAGATAACGGGCTTCATATTGCTTTCACTAATTTTTCTTCTAGATTCTTCTGTCGGTATATAACCGCAATTACCATGTTTTCCACCGCTTGCAATATTATATCCAAATTCTCTTTGATTTGATTTATAATATTTTATCATTTCAATTTCAAACATTTCTGCTTGTTCTTTTGTAAGGTTGACCAAGACAACTTCATGTTCAAAATTATTCCAATCATATTTTTGAATAGCAGAGTAGAAATATTTATTATTCTTATATCCATTACCGTTATTACCCCATCTTTTTCGTGGAGTTCTACTTGTAATTCCTATGTATGTTTTACTATTTATTTTGTTTGTATGAATATAAACTGTAAACAAAATAATCTTTCCTTTCTATCGTGTATTTTAATTATAGCATGACTTTTAAAATTTGTCAAATGTTTTATAATATTTTAACAAGCCGTTTAAGGCGATTTAAAATATAGATCTTATAGTTTGTACCTAAATTTAATTTAACAAGCCTTAAAAGTCATTCTAGCACGTCTATTTTGAAAAGAAAAGGCTAGAACCTATGTTTGCAAATTCTAGCCATAAATATCATCTTCTCTCTCGTCTATCTCGTTCTATTTAACGTCAGCCTGTTCGTCTTCAATCGTCATATTATTCTTTTCCATACATCTTGCAAGTCTATCTGCGTGTTTAAGTAAAATTTCATTTACTTCTTTTACTTCACTTGCTTTTAAATCTTCTTTTTCTGCAAGTTTGCCGATAGATTTTAAGAATTTGTTTTTACTATTTTTCAATTCTTCAACTGCAAAATCCATGAAAGTTGCTGTATCTTTTAGGAAGTCATGGCAAATGTGTTTTGCTTCTTCAACACAGACTTTTGTTGTATCACCATTTTTTGCAATATCAAGTGAATTAATCATATTGTTAATTCCATTATCCAACATTGCACCAACGGCTTTTACCATTCCATTGTCTGATACTTTATAATTGTCAATTAAGTTTGTGAATACGTCTGGAATTTGTACATTCCAAAATCCCTTGTTTCCTTTTTTGATTTCAATTTCAGAACCAACACCACAGAACATTAAATACGCTACTTGTGGTTTTAATGCAATTCTGATTGCTTCAAAATCTTTTGACGTATCCATATCGTCAATCCAAAGTACAGCCATTGGACTTCCATTTGCACTGATTGTAAAGTGAAGTTTTGTAATTTTTGCCATTATGCTTCACCTTCTTCCTTTGGTTCTGTTTCGGCTAATTTATCGTCCAATTTCTTTGTTAAATTGCGAATAAATGCTTTTAAACAGTCATATAATGTTTGTGTAACCATTGGAATTACAGAATATAGTAAAGCAGTAAACAATGGGTTTAAATATTTATTTGACATTAAATCTTTGAAAATATGGTCAATAATATATTTTTGTACGGCTTCATCAACTTCGACTTTCTTTTCAACGCCCATTAAGTCGTTTCTATTTACATATTCTACAATTTTATCAACTGCGAACTTTAAAACCCTTGCTGTATTTACAGGATTGAATACTTTTGCTATTCCTTTTCTAATATTGAAAAAATCTTTAAAACTAAACATTTTCTTTTCCTTTTTATTTCCTGTTTATAATCTACCCTGTTTATGGTACAGGGCGAACCATTATGTAAATGTGATTGAATTAGATATTAAATTCTTTTTCTAAATCAGCCCACATATCGTCTGTTGATTTTTCTTCTTCTGCTTTTGTTTCAGTTTTCTTTTCTTCTTTCAAACCTTCGTTGAATGGGATTTCTTCTGAAACTTCTTTCTTTTCTTCAGCAGGTTGTTTTGTTGCTACTTTTTCTTTCTTTACTGTTTTTTCTTTTGGTGTTTCAACTTCTTCAACTGAACCAAACAAGTTTGCTAATCCAGATAAATCAACTGCGTCTGGTGCTTCTTTTTGTGCATGTTTTGCAGATGATGATTTTCCACCATTTCTTTCGTACGCCGTTTGTACAATTTCAACTGATAATAAATTATATCTTAATGTAACTTCACCTGTTTTTGTATTTACTTTTTCATAAGGTCTGATTTTAATATTTACAATATCACCAGAAGATACGAATAGTGGTTTTTCAACCTTATCTTTAGGCGATACAAATGTTGTTACTTTTTCACCTTTATCATTAAATCTAAATACAACAGGATTAATTCCAGCACCTGTATAAGCGTCTTTTACACGATAATATCTAACAGTTGCTGTGTCATCACCTTTTAGTTCGGATAATTTAGAAATTCTTTTCTTTTCATTATCGCTAAACATCACAGCATTTGTAACTTGTGTTGATAATTTAATTCTTCCAACGTGGCTTTCTGGAATTGGATATTTTGAATTTTGACTTTCAAGTAAATCTGCTTCTGATACTTTTTTATAGCATTTTTTTACATTTTCAAGTTCATCATTTGTTTTTTGTCTTTCTTGCAAGAAATATTGTCTTAATTTCATATCTTGCACCGCAAATTCCGTATCTTTTGGCAATAAAACTGAAATGCTATGACCAGATTTTGGTGTATCAGTTGTTAAGTTTGAAAATGTAACTTCGCAATTGTCGATTTTAAATACGGGCAATTTTGATACATCAATCGGTTTTGCAAATTCATCTTCTGCGTCAATAATGTCTTTTACATAATTCAATCGTGTTTCTTTTTGCATAAGATTTCCTTCTACCTCTTTTCTTTCTGTGCTACGCACTACTACTATCTACTCAATTTTATAATATAAAAATAATAAAATTCCCTTTACACATTTCATAGTATAGCATGGCTTTTTATTTTTGTCAAGTACTTTGTGAAAACTTTTATAAAATATTAATTCTAAAGCGATTATAAGGCGATTTAAGACGTGTTAAATTATGCCTAGGTAAAATCTATCACGAACATAAATAAGGTCTTAAATAAGCAATAAAAAAGCACGACAGATATAAAATCCATCGTGCTTCATATATGTTTGGAACTTATTTTAAAGTATGGTCTATTTCTATTTTACAACTGTACTTAGTGTGTCCTTTATTTCTTTTATCATATCGTACATTACAGGTATTTTCCCTGTATCTGCTTTTAGTTCACAACATAATTCTTCTAATTTTGCAATTCTGTCGTCATGACCTTTTGCTAATTCTTTTGTGAAATATTTTCTATCTACATCATCAAGTGTTTCTTTTTGGACAATTCTTAATTTTTCATTTTGTTGACCGATAATTTTTGATATTTCAACGTTCAAATTCCCAATTGCATTGTTTAAATCCATTTGTGTTGCGCATATTTGTAGTTCTGTATTATTGTGTTCTTGTTTTGAAGTAAAAAAGTGTTTTCCTACATAAATTATTAAAATTACTAAAAATACTGTTAAAGTTGGATTTGATAGTGTTGCTGTAATAAGTTCCATTATATTTATTTCCTACGATTGATTTTGTGTACCCTCTATTAAAGTCAAAATCAATCGTTCCTTAAAGTTTAATTCTTATTTAACATATTTTATTGCTATTTCGCCTTTTCTTTTTTTATCTATATACCATTGTGTTTTTTGTCGAATAAAGTTTCCAACGTCCATTCTTGGAATTTCTGGGTAACATGATATATAGATAATATCAATTTTTCCGTCTTTTTTATCGCCCAATTTTCTATCACGTTCAAAATGTGTTTTAACTTCACAAGTTGGAATATTATATTTGATACATAATTCTGCGTTTAATTCAAACATCAATTCTGCTTGTTGTTTTGTGATTGGAAATTTTGTGTTTGTTATATTTTTTTCGGTTGCACCAAACATTGCACAAATACAAACGCCAATATTTCCTGTGTTATTTAATTTGCAATGAGGAGCATAAACACCGTCTTTGCAATTATCATTATCTTCTGGTTTATAAACACCTTTTACAACGTTTGCTGTCTGTGTTTTTACATCAAATGTAATACTATAATGATATTCTGGATAAATTGTTGTATAATTTCCAACGGACTTCACGACCAATGGTTTGTTATTTTAGTTACCATTGTTTAATCATCACCACCTTTTATATATTTTTACTGCTATTTAATTCTTATAATATAGTATACTGCTTGGTTTACAGGTCGACATTCAGTTAAACCGTTTTGATATACCGAAGAAACACGTGAAGCGTCTGCGTAAACGAAATAATCTTGACCGCCCCCATGTCCAGTTCCTAGCGATTTACTTTGATAGAACATACCGTTTGCATAAGATGTACCTTCTTCTGCGATAGCCCCAATTCTACCAGTGATATTTGGAACACCAGATGTTTGAATTTTTCCTAAAACACGTCCAGTATCATATTTTTGTCCAACACCATAACCACGCAAGAACAAACCACGATAATCTGGAATATTAAATGTTGTATCTGTATATCCGAATGTTCCACCAATTATTTGATATAATTCTGGATATGATGTCTTACTTAATGCACGTCCGTCACAAGGAACGATTTCAAATCCATCTGGAACTTGCGGTAAATATGGATAACACAGTGTTTTAACTTCACCCAAAAACATTGATACTTGATTATCAACATAAGCCTTTGTTGCACAATCCGTTGGCAATAATGGGTCACTTGTTTGTCGAACACGATAACCGCCCATATATAAGTCATTTTGTGCTGGACTTGAAGAACCACCAGTAGAACTCATCTTTTCTGATTTTAATTCTTGTACCATTCCAATCAACCAAACAATTGTGTTATGAATTTGGAACAAGAATTGATTGAATTTATGTGATGTAGGTGTTGATGTTAAATCTGTTTCAACTTCACCTTTATCATTATATCCACCGATGATTTCCATATCTGTCATTGGAACATTTTTAGGATTTCCTTGTGCGAATATGACTGTTTCACTTACAATGTCGCTTCCTGTTGGCTTATCTGGATATGCCATGTTTTAATACCTCACATTTTATATTATAACTATTTATCAATCTTCTCGTCTTTATTGTTTTTCTTTTTATTTTCTTTTTTCTTTATATTTTCTGGGTCTTTCCAACCGCAAAACTTTTGGTAATTATCAACTGAATGGTACATTAAAAATATCTTCCACTCTGGAACATGGGCAACTTTTAATAGTGAACAAAAAATAAGTGTTGATAATTTTCTATCATAAGATACAAATTTATGGTTTTCACAAAGTCGGTCATGTAAACAACTAGCAGTTCTAAATCTTGGGTCGTCCATTGAACCGATTATTGACCAAGCAAATCTTGGAACATTTGCACCATTCCATCTATAATGTTTTGGAATTACAAAATAATAAACTTTTCTTTTATATGTTACACGAACACCTAAAGAATATCTGTTTTGATATGGCTTTGCAAGTCTTTCGTTTCTTTCTTTGTCGTCAATATCTGGGTCGCATGGGTCTAAGAAATCACAAATTGGTTTGCTTGTAAAATCAATTCTTATTTCTTTGTCTTTGTAGAAAGTAATCATATCTGTTTCTCTCCTGTTTTATTCAATCAATCGTTTCGACTACCTTCGTTCCTTAAAGTTTTATGAGCGTATATCTTTAAAGTTCACCCAAATCATTCAATTTAAGCCCACTGACAACGATTTCTGTCGATGTTCCCGTGTTTTGCTTAACAACTATATATGTCGGAATTAAATCGAAGATATCGAAGCCGTCAACGGCTGTATTTTCATCTTCCAATGTTAAATCAGAAAGTGATTGTGGTTGTGATAAGCCACCACTTCCATAAACATCTACGGTTCCACTGTTGATATAGATATATGGTTTAAAAGCACCCTGTTGGCTGTTAAAACTGTTTGGAAGCGTTATTGAATATAAATGGTCTAATTGAATTTGTTGTCTATCTATAAACATTTTTATTGCCCTTTATCTGGTATCCATAACAAACTTAAGGCATTTGTATTTCCAGCCTTATATTTATATGTATCACCTTTTCCTATTCTAAAATTAAAGAAGTGTCCACCAGATGAACCACCAATTCTCATTTGTGAACCATTTACTGTAAAATAACAAAAAGAACCTAAATCTGATTGAACAAACAAAGTTCCATCTGTTTCGGCAGTATATTCGGTATCATCTAATCGAACTTCGCCACCGCCATAATCTGGTATTCCAGCGTTTCTTAAGCGTGTGCTTGGAAATCTTCCATCTTCATTTAAAATTCTATATCCAAGAAAATTTAAAGTCTTTGTTGCATTATTTATCCCAGCACCTATTTGACAAGCAAATTCTGCTGTTGCTTTCGCATTTGGACCAATTGCAAGTGCATTGTCTGCTGTTGCATTGTTTGATACAAAATCTTTATCAGAATTTACCCACTTTTGTTTGTCAATGTCATAAACAAGTGCTTCGCCGTCTGATATTGCTGTCAATTCAACATCTGGCATATTTGTTAATGAAACATTGTCAATTTGTGATTGAAGTTCGTTATCTTTTTCAACCCTTGCTGTTTGTTCGTTATCAAGTTCAATTTTAAAACATAATGGAAGTTCACCATTTTCACCAACAGCAACATATTCTTTTCCATCTTGTGTAACTGCTGTAAGTTTTACAATATCCGAACCATTTATTTGTTTCAACTTCAAACCATTGTTAAAGGTTTTTTCACCTTCAATCGTTTGTTCGCTATCATCTGTTGAAACAAGACTTAAATCGTGCGATGTTTTATTTCCTGTTAAAAGAACGTTATTTATATGTGGTTTGTCAACTAAATCATTATAATCTGTTGGTTCTTGTTCTGTTTGTTCAACCTTTGCGTGTGCATGAAAAATTTTCTTTCCAAACATAAATTAAAATCCTTTAAATCTAAAAATAAAATAAAATGCTTTTATCTTTTCTGTCCATTTGTCCCAAAAGAAAAATCTTGGAAGTTCTTCGTGATGAAATCCTTTTTCTTTTTTATTTTGATTTGCTTTGTCTGCCATTTCTTGTGGCGTATTTAACTTTATATGCATGATATTTATGGTTTATTAAAGTTTGTTCCTATTCTTCTATACATGCATAGATATACCCTTACACTTACATTAGTTACACCTCGCCCCTTAACTTTAACAAGCAACCTTCTGTTTACATCTACTTGAACAATGTATGTCATATTGCTAGTATTCCAGTTAGTACCGTCTCGACCATTATAAAATTCTCCAACACACGTATATGCTTCACCGTCGTCTGGTAATACTAATGATAAATCTAAAGTATAAGTACTACCCTCTTTTGCAGTAGTCGTCTCAAGTAGTTTATATCTATTTTTCCCCCCCCTCCCAGCCGTATGCGTCAAAATATTTATACGTACTTGCTGAAACATTATTGAAATCACGGTCTGCTTTATCATTTAATTGTTCTGACCAAATATTAAGGTCTGTATTTATATCTTTATCTTCTGCCATGTTTATGTCCTCGCTTGTAATTCATCTTGTGTAATTTCGCCATTTGCAAACTTAAATAGATTATCAAGTTGTTCGCTTGTTACACTTAATTGACTAGCCATTTGGTCAAGCAATGGGTTCTTTCTTTGCAGTTCAACACATAAATCCCATTCTAATTGTGCTTGTTCGTCTTGTGCAATTAATTCTTTTAAACTTGTATATGAAACACCGAATTGTTGCAACACAAGTGCAAAAACACGCTTTGTACAAGTTAGATTTCCAACACGTTCTGTTTCTCGTTGGATTAATATATTATCCCATTCTGGATTTAATACAATTTCACCGTCTTGGTAAATATATTTTTCATATTCATAATCTTCAAATAAATCTTCCTCTACAGGAATGTTAGTAATGTTTAAACACTTTGCTTGTCCTTTACCAACAATTTCATTATTTTCTACAAAAATATAATAAGACATATTTTCTGTTCCTTTCCTTATCTATTTGTTCCTAATCGACGATATTTTGAAAGAAGAATATCACATTTTTGTGGGCTATATGCAGAAATACTAAGATGTAATGTACGATTAGTGTCTACAATAGCACAACCTTCAGCATATCCTTGTTGAAAATTAGTACCATCAGCGTCAAATCTCATTGTTCTGTAATAAGTAGGATTAGTTGCAGAGGGGTTATATGCTTTGTCATAAAGTAGGCATACTGTGTTAGTTCCAGAACTATCAGAACGTGCTACAGAACCACATACCCACACCTCATAATCATAACCGTCGTTTGGCAACCAAGTAGACAAATCTAATGTATATTCACCAATTGCGGTAAAACTAAAAAACTTAGCAGTTGGAAAAACCCATTGTCCATCAAATCTTTTAGCACCTGTACTTGAGATGTTATTGCAATCGAAATCTACCTTTGAATTGAGTTGTTCTGCATTTAATCCAGCAGTTTGTTCAATTGCGTCTTGTGTATAATCGCCTACATAGAAGTATAGATACATTTGACTTGCTCGTTGTTGTACAGGTGCGTTGTCTTTGTAGGTTGATGACGATTTGTTAGCCGAAAAAGAAACTTTTTTATATCGATTATTTTCGCCACTAGAGGGGCTATTAGAAACAGTTGATAAAGAAAAAGCCCCAGACGCAGTACTTGAAGAAGGTCCGCAATGTACGGTTGAAATACTACCAGTAATATTCGGTAAACTTTCAGTTACATATCCGCCAACAGTATCACGCAAGCCTACAAAACCATATTTTGTTCTTGGCAATTTAAAACGTGTATTTGCCGTGTCTAAAACATAATACCAAGCAACGCCTGTATTTGTATATTGTTGCAACGCATATTGTTCTTGGTCTGCGTCTAAAATGATAAAACCATTGCTTGATGTATGTGCAAACGTACCATTCCACACAGTACCAATTGAACAATTTGGAATATTAAATGTACCCAAGAATGGATATGTGCTACCAGTATTTAAACCAAATCGAACAGCTTGCGAACCACCATTTGCTAATGTTGTGCTTGCGATTGTAATTTCAGTTGTTGTAGTTGCACTTTCGTCACTCAAATTTGTTAATTCAAGCGTATAGTTTGTTCCATCGTAATCTAAAATTAATTTATAATTTGTGCTTGGTGTTAAAACGGTTGTACCAACAACTGTACCGTCTGCGATATCGTTCGCTGTACCGTTTGATGATAAATGTAAAGTTAATTTACTATCTGTATTAATACCAATATTTACGCAATAGTTTGTACCAACAACTTGTTGTTGTGTTGTTACATCTGAACCTGTTGTAAAATCAAATACCATTGGAAACATTGTTTCTTTTGTAGTACCAATATTTACAGTCTTTGATATATAATTTGAAGTAGAAAAACCGCTTGCAATACCTTTATCTGATACAGCAATTGTTCCTTGTTTATCTGCATTAATTGTAACTTTTGCGTTTACATCATTCCATTCGCTAAGAATTTTATTATAAGAAGATGTATAAACTTCACCACTTTGCCAAGAAAAAGTATCTGCACGTAAAAAACGAACATCATTCAATTTATGGTCATACCAATTAAACGATAATAAAGGTGGTGCATAAGCTGAACGCCAAGTAGCGTCTGTACCGTCTGAATATAGATATTTTCCAGCTTGCCCTGTTTGTGCGGGCAACGATGAAACGTCACCCCAAGAAGGATTTTGTCCGTCGGTTGTTAAGAATTGTCCAGAATGTCCTGTTTGTGAAGGTAAATTTGAAGGTACTATTTCAGCTACATATTCAGCCATTTGTTCCATTGTAACTTTTTTATCTATATCACTATCAGAAACGTCTGTCATGATTAAAATATCATCTGGTGACAATTCTGTTGCTTGTTTTTTATCGTTAAATCTAACCATTATAAAAATCTAACTCCACTATTTGTTCCGACAGTATATTCTTGCAATCTGTCGTATACGATTTGTTGATTTGTTGTATTATCTGTAATTAAAAGGTCGTACATTGCACCGCTATTGTAGAATGAAGCGCCAGCATTTCCTAGAAAGATTTTATTTCCAGAACTAAATTCTACTTCGCTATCAACGGTTTGTTGTGCAACCAATAAACCATTTACGTATAAAGACCAAGTATTGCCTGTTTTATCTACAACAACTTGATTTCTTTCGTTATAATGAACAGCGTTATTACCCTTTAACAAAAGACTGTAATCACCGTCAACATAATCATCTTCTAGTTCATCTGTATAAAAATTTACAAGTGTTTCATCTGAATATCGGCTTGGCGTAGTTTTTACATAAACACCGTCATCTTTGTTATATTTTATAACCAAATCAGCCACATATTCGTTTCCAAACATTGGCGCAATGCCCAATAAACCCGTATCAACAGTTGAAGGCATTGTATCTGGAACAAATGAAAAACTTATTCTAAAATCATGACTTCCGTCAATTTCTTTATTATATTGAATAAAAGCGTCGTTCTTGAAAATATTATATAAAGTATGGCAGTAGGCATGATTGATTGATACACCAACAGGCATAATTGATTTTATAATCTCAACTGCATTTTTAAATGTAATTGGATTTCTACCATACATGTGAATTTCGTCAATTCCAGCTGGATAATCTTCTGAAATTCTTACCAAACTTACGTTAAATAAAAGTTTGATTGCCCTTTTTAATTCGGCAAAACTTGCGTTTGTATAGTTTTGAATGATTTTTGAACGAATTGCACTTCTATATGCTTCGGTATTTAATGTACCAATACTATATGTACCAAATTGACCAGCGCCAAAACCTTCATCAGTTGTACCGCCAAAAGTAAAAGCACCAGAAACCAATTTAGCATATTCATATTCTTTTGATTGTCCTACTTTTCTTCCAAGATAATCCAACCACACGCCGTCTGCATAACCAATATCTAAAGCCCATAGCAATTGCCATAAAACATCTTCAATATATTGATATCTTTTGCCAGAATATTGTGATAAATTATATATATCTGGAATGTTAAGTAAATAAGGAATGACAACCGAATTTGCTAATTCGTTATGATTTCTTATCTGTAACATATTTATCTCTTATCTATATTATACTTGTTGACTTGGTGTCAAAGTAATATTGTCAGTTAATAATCTTGCAACTTCACGTTTTGCAATTACAACCTTATCAGCCCATTTTGTTTCATCTTCTGAATTTTTCTTGGCTTGGAATGTTGTTACGTTTAAAATCTTTGGATATTTTTGCAATATGCAATACATGTTATAAACGTAAACATCTTCGCCAATATCTAAGCTGTCAAAATAGGCAATTAAATCGCTTTTTAAATCGTCTGTCCAAGATGTATCTTCATTCAAATCTTTTACTTGATATGCAATTTTTAAATCGCATTGAACAGGTGTTGGTCTTGTAAAACCGATTGTAATTGTATCACCATCTTCATCTTGAATGTCAACAGTTGTTGTTCCGTATGCTTGAATACCAACAGGTCTTTTTGTGAAGATTGCGTCTGCAATTAAATTATCATCACCACCAGCAACAACTGTTTCAAATGCTTTTGCTGGAATACCGTCTTTTGTTTGCATTGTGTCATTTTCATACACTTTTGCATATTGAACATTTTGAACAACACGAACAGCACTTTCAATCGAATTTTTTACGCTTGTAGCTTGTCCTTGCAATAGTAAATAACGTCTTGCACGTAACTGAACATCTGTTTCACGATATGAACCTGTTACTTGCGCTTTTTCTTGATTATAAACAACTGATGTAATTCCGATTGAAGGTGTTTTTAATTCGTAATCAGATAACGCTTGAAATTCAATCGGTCCATAAGATGTTGCTTGGAATTGTGCAACGGCTGTACCATCAGAACCAATCGTAAATGCTTCGCTATTTGTCAACCATTCATCTGTTTTTGTATCAACCAATGTGATTTCGCCAATAGATTTTGATATGCCAGCGATACCATTAATTGTAAAATAACAAGTTGTTTTGCTTGGTTTTAAACGCTCAATTCCGTTTAAAACGCAAATAAAATCCAACCACATACCTGTTGCTTGGTCTGGGTCAAGTTGCATTGCGATGAATAAAACAAGTTCTTGAATTGCTAATTCTCTATCAGCGTCTGCAAGTTGCAAATTTCCAACAGGGTCATCTGCTGAAATTACAAAATCATCTTCGTAAAATTCACGTAAATCTTGTTCTCTTTCGTCTAATATTTCGTTTAAATTTTGGGTAATAATACCGTTTTTATCAAATTGTATTGGCATTATATATTAATATCCTATTACTGTATCGGTTATAATAAAATTTTGTCCATTAATTACAACGGTTACATCTGCAATATATTCAAAATTATTATAACTGTCTTTTTGTTTTCTTAATTTTAATGATGTGATACGGTCAATTCCTTCAACATTTTGAATTGCACGTCTTAAATCCAATTCCATCATTAATTGATTGCCCCAACAATAATCGTAATTGATACCAATTGTTTCATCAAGCAACCAATCCTTTAACCAAATATGAACTGCAATTCTTGCGCTTTGCAATACCCTGTCAGTTCTTACGCAATATTGGTTTAAAAGTTTTTTATTTTCAAAATCAATTTTTATACTTTTCATTTTATTCTATCTTATTCACATATTATGTTATATGTTTATTTTTTACAAATTGACAACAAAATCTATTGTGGTGGTGTTGTATCTCTGCCTTCTGCGTCTTTATGTGTATGTGAAGCCCCAGATTTGCCACCAGATATACAATCGGTTGCTGTAACTGTACCAGATGAAATTGTATTTCCTGTTTGCGTTAAGTTACCTGTTTGCGTAATATTTCCTGTAATTTCAATATCTGACGTTAACTTTGTTTTTGTTGCATTTATTTCAATTTGTGGAATTTCAGCAATCATTTTTGGTGCATTTACAATCAACTCATCGTTTTCGTTTACTTTAAAAGTAAATTGTCCGTTTTTTGTTCCAATTACGATTTTTGAATTTACATCAAAAGAAAATAGTTTGTTATCTGGTAAAAATCCGTTCGTGAATAAACCATAATTCAAACTATGCCATTCTTCTTCTTCTGTATAAGAATAAATGCCTGTCGTAACAACATCACTTACATCGCTATCAAAAAATTCAATTGTTCCTGTATCACCTTTTTGGATTGGAAGTCGTATATACGCTTTTCCACTGTCCATTGGTTGTCTAATTGGAACATTTGGAATTATTGGATATTCTACAAGATTTCCTTGTTGGTCGCTTGTATAATCTAATATTTGAACAGATACTTCGTTTCCACCATTATTTACTTCGACTACTTTGCATGGAAGTTGAACTTTTATTTCCTCTTTTGTATCATTTAATCGATTAAACAATATTGATGGTAAATCATCAAAATTTGTATATTGTCCATATTTTTGTTCCCAACTTCTTGGCATTGTTTTGACTACTATCTCCTATTATAAAGAAAAATATCAGACAAGAACAAAATAAAAGCGATTTAAGGCGTGTTAAAATATGTCTTGGATAGATTATACCTAAAATTAATTTAAACGTCCTTAAAAGCCATTCTGACTTGTCTGATATAGAGAAGATGATAAATAAGTTTGATACTTATTTTGTATTTATATTACATTTTATATTATTTTTCTAATTTGCTGGCACAGGTGCTTGCAATTCAATTTGTGTTGTAAAGTTTTCACCAAATGTATCAACAATATGTTTTACTTTTGATACAGGATAAAATCCTTTAACTACTTTAAAATCACATTTAACATAATTTTCTGGATTTAAAGAAGGCATTAAAGGACCTTCAAGATTTATCTTATTTTCTGTATCTTCTTCTGGTTTTGTACAATATGTACCGTCAAGTAAAATACAATAATCGTCTGATTTTGAACCGTCTTTTACAATGGTTAATACATTATTTTGAACTGATACACGACAACCACCAACAGCGCAATATTTGTTCAAAAGACTTAATAAATCACCAAATACAACCTGTCCTTTTGGATATGTTTTATTATTTACTTTGTCTACACGCCCAATTGGAAGTCCACGACCTTTGCATTGTGTAATCAAATCGTCGACAATCTTTTGAAGTGTTATTTGACCAGAATACGAATTTTTATATCCACCTTTAAGGAAGAAATCATTTTTTCCATCTTCAAGTTCAATAACTGTTGCAATATCTGCACCATCACCTTCTTGTCGAACTGCTGGTTCATTATAGTGTGGCGTTTGTGCTTTTACTTTACGTAATTTACCTTTTTTTGTATATTTTGATTGTGGCTTTGCTTTTCTTCTTTTCTTTGTTTGTCGAAGATTACCTTGAAACATCAAAACATAATCGTCTGTGTACAAACATTTAAGAAAAACACGAACATCATTTGCTTTGTCTTTGATTAGGTTATAAGTGGTGTCTGCAATATTATATAATTCAATAGTTGCTGTGTTAAAGTCGCTTTTTGTTGATTTTTCACACTCAAAAGCAATATCAGCGTCTTCAATTACAATATCAGCACCTAATATTTCTAATTTAATTTTAACTTCAAAATTATTTATTGCCATTATTCGTCACTATCTAATTCGACATAATTAAGTTCAAAATCAGTATTGAAAGATGTTTGTGTGTATTCTTCTGTATTCGTATCTTTTGAATATAATATCAAACTTGCGTTCCAACCTTCATAATCCGTATAAGCCGAAACGTCATGTCCATAAACTAATGATTGGTTTTTACACACATATTTTGTTACGCCATCATTAATTGTATAAACAGACAAAAATACAAGTTCTGCCCTTATATTCCAACGATATTCAAAATAATATTTTGTATCGCCAATTACTGTTGGAACAACAATATATGGTGTTTCTGATATATTTGGTAAATTTATTGTATACATTATATATTATCTACCCAATGCTTGATTTTCTTTATACCAAACTTCTACGTCTTTATTATAGCCATATTTTTTAAGCTGTTGATTATAAGTGCCTTTTTTAGATATGCTAGAACTTCCATTAGAACTTCTATCCATATCACGCAAATCTTTATAATCTTTCAATATTTCGTTTATCTTTTTATTATTTGTTTTGCTTGTCGCATTTGAATTGCTTGTACGTTGTGCGGTTGATGTTTTTGTTTGGTTATTTTTTGTTGATGTTGCAGTTTTTGTTTGTCTTGTTTTTGTTGAACCGCTTGCACCAACCATGCTATATTGACTTTTGTCAAGTTTTTGCATTTTAATCTTCCATTCTGGAATTTTTGTAATGCTTAAATCAACTGTCAAACTATTCTTACCTTCTGTTGATAGTTGTACGTTTGAAAACATACAATGTTCGTAAACACGATTTTCTTGAATATCAGCGTCACAAACGTAAACATCAAAAGTATACTTATCTTGCCAAATATTATACAACATATCTCTGGTTGCATACATATTTAGACCTTCAATTGTTTTGTCATTAATTAATACTGTGAAATCTTTTTCTAAATTATCATTTTGAACAGAAGTTACAATATCAAAACCTTTTTCAGTTTTCTTGCTTGGAAGTGAACTTGACCAAGTTTCTTTATCGCTTGTACACAAAGGTAGACGAACAATAATTGCGTCACTGGCAGTACTAAGAATATTCATGATATCGCTATCATTTACTTTTTGTTCACCAATATTTTGCTTTTTTGTTAATTTATTTTTTAAAGAATTTCCAAATTTTGCAACGTTTTGTGCAGACAATGGTGGACTGTTTGGATTAATAGCGTTTGATAAAGCAGTTGCACTTGGAAAACCCATATCAATTGCTACTTCGTCGATTGAATTTGTAATGCTTCCCCAAACGTCTTCCCAAACAGCAGTAGAAGTCAGTCTACCTGTCGAAATAATGTCTGATATGCTTGATGTAATTCTTCCAATTACTGGGGTTGAAATAGACGAATTGCTTAATAAACTTCTAGCAATATCACTATTCCAACCAGCGTCCAAAACACGTAAGGTAGAACCTAACGGATTACTCCCAGACATAATATTAGCCATATTGGCACGAACGTCCATTGGATAATCAGCAACTTTTACTTGTGCTTCACCCTTATTGGCTACAATTACTATATAACTGTCGTTTCCTATATTAATACTTTGTGTCATTATTTTTACGTGGTCCATAGTTTAATTGGCTTACAGTCATTTTTCTTGCCAAAATATCAAATGTTGTTGAAGAAACAGCACGTGCTGTCGCTTCTGCGTCAGTCGCATTTGTCGTTACATTTATATCTCCTACTTGAATAACAGTTTGTGCAACAGGTGTTCTGTCGCTATATTTTTCTGCAATTTCACGTCTACGTTGTGCTGTTTGAAGTTTTCGTCTATCTTCTTCAACCCTTGCTTGCATTGAAGTGGGCTGTACTTTTTCTTTCCACCAATCTTTAACGTCTTGTGGTATCATATTTTCAAGTGCAACCCTTGTAATATTTATCCAATGGTGAATTTTATAAAATAAATTATCAACAGCGTTTGGAAAAAAGATGTTTAAAATATCAACAACAGTCCATAACGTAAATACGATTGTTCCAATAAATGGTATAAAGTTTAATACACTTTTTAACAATGTTGATATTGCAAGTTTTGTAACAGCAGATTGAATACCAATTGTTGTCATACGTTTTGCTACAAACTTGAACAACCAAGCAAGTTTTGAAACTTGTGCAACCAAACCTTTTGACCAAGCAACAAGTTTAAGTGTCCACTTAACTATTCCGCCAACCACTTTCATTCCACCTATGAATAAAAGAATTTTAAGAAGCCCTTTAAGAATTTGATATAATTCTTTTGCATGGTCGCCAGCAAAATCAAGTAACTTATTTACTTGTTGCAATCCAGATACTAAAGCGTCTGATACACCAGATTCTGCAAATTGTATCATTAAATATTGCCAATTGGCTTGCATACGTTGAATTTGTGCGTCTGGTGATTGCATAGCCTTTGCAAGAGCATTACCAGATACGTATGCTGTATGAACTGCTTTTGAAAATACTTGCAAGAATTGATTTGCATTTATTTTTCCAGCAGTAATATCTTCCCTAAATTTTTGAATATCAGAACCATAACCCATTGCTTGGGCTGCGATTGGCATAGCACTTGGTACAGCAGAACCTAATTGCATTGCTAAATCTTGCATATAGATTTTGCCTTTTGAAGACATTTCACGAAGGGCATATAATACACGTGATTGTTGTTCTTCTGGAATATGAAGTACACGGAACGCTTCCATCCATTGACCAAAGATATCTTGTGCTACATTGCTACCAAGTGTCTTTTTAACGGTCGCATAAAAGATAGAATAGTTATCTGCTGTATTATATAAATCTAAACCTAAACGTCTTGATTGGTCAGATACCCATTGTAATTGTTCACCACCTTCATGGGCGCTATCGGCTACTGCGTTAAATCTTGATTTCATTGCACCAAGTCTAACAGTAGCGTCAACGAATTGTTGTGGCAAATCTCTTAAAGCAGAATAAATATCAAAACCGATAAAGCCACGAAGCATATCTTTTCCAGAAAATATGCCCCTTCCACCAAACAATGATTGTGCTTGTGCTTTTGTGGCTTTCATCTGTTTGGTAGCAGATTGAAGATTTTTATTTAATTTTGTAAATCCTGTTTGTTTTACATGTGCTTCAAACAAAAGGATAAATTTATCTAAAATTCCCATTATATTTTATTCTGCCACTTAACGTCTGCTTTGTGTTTCTCTTTTAAATTCTCTATCCAACTTTTCCATTTCAAGTGCTTCTTCACGATATGAAGCACACATAAAGGCTATGTCAGATAAAGTCCATTCTTCTTCGATTTCTGATATTCTTTTATGTTCTTTTCTTGCAATTGAAATGCACATTGCCTTGAACATTTTTTCATCTTCTTCCAAATCTGTTTGGTCGATGAAATATTTTATTTCTTCACGCTGTTCAGAATGTTCTGAATTTCGTCTGCTTTCGGCAATGAGTTCACTTGTTGTTTTGCGAGTTTGTCCATTCCCTTCTTGATTAATGAAGGCAATGAAGCGAAAAAATCTTTATCATTCTCCATGATAACTTTGTATAACAAAATTGGCATATCGGTAAACTTTCCAGCAAAGTGTTCATCAATATCTTGTATCAATTCACCGTTGCAATATAAAGTTTCTTCGTTGATAAATGCCTTCCAAAGATTATCATAATCATCATTTACAAGTTCCATAATTTGATTTGAAATATCTGCTTCGCCACCAGATAATAATGCTGGAACAAGTGATGTTAATTTTGCTAAAATTGAACGTGTAGCCATAAATGCTTTACGTCCACCAACTAAATAAAATTTATAAGTATCTTCACCAATTTTTACTGTTCTTTGTGGTAAACCCATTTTATCACCTTCCTTATTAAATAAATATTAAAATACAGACCACTAGAAAGCGATTTAAGGTCGATTAAATATATTCTAGGATAAATCATACCAGAATAAAATTTAACAAGCCTTAAATCGTATCTAATAGTTTTCTATAAAGTTTTATAACTATCCAATTTTGAAATCTTCTTCACATTCTAAACTGAAAGCAAAGCCACCAGCAGTTGTTAATGCTACTGCGTCATAACCTTTAACGTTTACTGCTGTTGAAGTCCAAGTTCTTTGACGAACAGGGTCAATTACTTTTACAATTAAGTTTTCGATTTGTTTATGTTGATTGTGATAGTTTTCTAATCTATAAGCATTTTCAGCGTGTTCAAATAAAGTAAATGTGATACTGTCAACTTTATCATAATGTTCAACAGTTGCGTGTCCACCAGCTTTACCTTTTACAACTTCTGAATTGTCACCACCTGCTGTAATTTCAATATCAGCGTCTGCAAATTCACTTGCAGAAATAGTATATCCATCATAAGAGATGATGACATGCTTTGGGTCATAAATATTTCCAGCCATTTTTAACTCTCCTATAATTTAACTATACTTGGTATGCTAAGTTGATTTGAACTTTCTTAGCGTTTAATGCTAATGTAACTTCTGCTTGTGCAACAAACATTTGTTGTGCATATAAAGAAGCAAAACTTCTTTGTGTTTCAGCAGTTGTAAGAACTTTTAAAGATTGTCCTTTAACGATTGTTCCATCATCTGCAATGCTGTCAACTTTGAATAATCCTTCATTTTGTAATTGACGTAATACAGCTTGCAATTTACCTTCAAGCATTGTACCACCCCTATCATCATAAGGAATTTTCATTTCCAAAGCGTCCATACCAGCAGATTGCAAGTTTAAGATTGTTCTATCTAAAATAACTTGTTCTTGAATTGGATAACCGTTTGACATCTTTCCACCAGAAGTCAAGTTTCTTGTCATATAAGAACCAGCTTGACCAATATATGGTGTATAGTAGTTTACGTTATTTTCTTCAAGTTTTACTTGTTCGTTTTCAGATAGAGTATCAACTGTGATACCTGTTGGTTTATCGAACACACCAGAAATTCTACCTGTTACACCAAATGCCATGATTGCACTTTCTGCTGAATGTAACCCTTCGTTATTGTTTGCGTGATAATAAAGAACAATCTTACGATTTGCGTCTTTTAACATCTTTGCAACATTATCATAAGGGTCGCCTGTTTCTGGTGTAATTTGTGTATTTGTTAATACTTCTGGCTCTGCTGTCTGTGCGTAAGGTAGTTTACGTTTATCAGCAAAGTAGTGTGCAAAACTTGTGATATCATCATCATCTGTGCTTGCTAAATCCCATAAGTAACTATCTGTGTGACCTACACGATTTAAACCAGATTCGATTGTATCGTCTGTGTTTTTTATTTGTATTACAGTCAACTTTTCTAATGCAGATTTATTCATACCTGTATTAGTTTTTTGAGTGAAACTATCTTGTGCTAACTTATATACAATATGTGTTTCTGGAAATTTTTCAGCAACACCTTGTAAACTTGTATATGTTTCTTGACCACTATCTGCAAAAGTTTTGCCATCTTTTAGTTCAGAATTTTCAAATCTTGCAACAATAGCTTTATTACGGAAGTAAGCACTTATGTCTACACTGATAACCTCTTGTTCATTGACTACGATAATATTATCAATTTGAGACATGCTTAAACACCCCCTTTAATATTATTCATTTTCTTCTCCTATATAATATTTAAAATGTAAATTTTTTACCTTATTTCGTTTACCTTGACACACGTAACTTAAATTACTTGGATTAATATTAAGTTGCCTTGCACATTCTGATATTGACTTATAAACAATTCCCGTTTCAATGCAAATTACAGGTTTACAGCCAATATCCTTTTGCGCTTCACTCTGTTTTCGTCTAGTTTCTTCCGAATACTTTTTACCAAGTTTTGCTTGACGCATTTTTTCGATTACTTCTGGCGTATGCTTTCTGCCTTTATTCCAAGATGATTTACCTTTTAACTTTTCCCTCATTTTTTCTATGCTTTCTTCTGTTGTACCAACAGATAAATCATATTTTTTATTTGGGTCATATTTATCTAGGTATTCAAAGTGTAGTCCGCCAGCAGATTTTGCTTTGTGTCTTAAAACATTATGTATTCCGCATTTATGTATTCCCAAAATACGCCCAGCTTCACCAATTGAGTTAAATATCTCTTTTGTATCTAAGCAAATGATTTTAACTGAATTAGGATTTCTTTCACCGCTCATATCTGCATGATTTTCTCTCATTTTTCTACGAGCTTCTTCGCTATGTTTCATGCCAAGATGTACAAATTCTCCGCCAGAAGAATAATTATAGCCAAAATCTGAATTATTTGACTTATATTTTGCAATTAATTCCTTTTCTAAACTATATGCTTGAGTATCGGTTAAATCTTGATATAAAACTTCGTGAGAAAAGTTATCCCAACCGTATTTTTGAATTGCAGAATAAAAATGTTTATTACCCATATAGCCAGAGCCATTTTTCCAACGTTCTTCTGGAGTTTTTGAAGTAATACCTATATATATCTTTCCGTTAACTAAGTTTGTATGTTTGTAAACCAAATAAGCCATACATGTTAAATATTTTCATTATTGTTTGTATTATTAAAAATTATATCTTCCTCATATATGCCGTCATTCAAGTTTAAATGAACGCCACGAGCCATTGGTATTTCTTCTCTATCAACGTACATATATTGGAATACACAATTAAATTGCGTACTATGGCAATTATATGTGTTTTCAAAAACGCTAACGTCCATTATTTGTCGCATATTTTGAGCGTCTGTTACGACAGATATTGGGGTAGCTATATTGTTTCCAAATGTGAACCAATCAGAACAACTATCTGATTTGAGATTGGTTCTTAGGTAGTCACTAGCGTTATCGACTAAATTTTGAGCCTGTAAGTCGTTTAAGCCAAGTCTTTTGTTTGGCATTGCAGATATCTTGAACCTTATATCTACAACGTGAATTTCATTTATATTTCTATATATCTTATTGCCTTCTACGGTATATGAGCCAGATGTACCAAGCGAAGGGCTATAATCGTCTTTAATTGTTAATATACAAGTTAACGCGTCATACGGTCTAAAAGATTGTGTATTTGCCCAATAAACGTTTGGTGCTGTCTTTTTTACCTTATCAACTTCATATTCATATATTTTAAAATATTCTGGATATTTTGCGTGAAGCACGTCATAAACATATGTTATAACTGCTTTTTTAAATAAATCAGAAGTTATTATCATGGTTCATCACCGCCCTCTGGTGGAACAGGTGTTACTGCTTCAACATAATCTGTATCAATTTCAGCAATAAATGTTCGCCAAGCGTGGTTCATTCCACCAGCACATAATCTTGCACTTGGAACGATTACTTTATAAGTTTTTCCATCGTTTGGTGTATAGATAAATGCTGTATTATCAATTTCAACTGTTGAATACATCTTTCGTACAACTTTATCTGTTTTACCTTCTGGGATATAATCAATATCGTCTTTGGTAATTGGCATTAAACCAACTTTTATTTCTTGTACATTATCGACTGTTGAACTTTCACCTGTTTCAAAGTCATATCCAACTTGTTCGTGAACTGTAACTGTTACAGGTTCAGCACCCAACATGGTTTCAATCATATTTTGTGTTATGTTTTGAAATTTCTTCCAATTAGGTGGCATATCTTAAACCAATTTTCCTTTTCCAATATATTTGTTTATATCGGTCATTATATTTTCAATTTGTTTTAATGCTTTTGACTTTCCGTTTTCGCCCCAACGTCCACCTTTTCGTTTTTCAGATTTTCCTGTAATGCTATAACGCAATCTTCCTGTTTCTTCAAGTGGAACATTGCCATTTTTAAGCATTATAGTTAATGGTGCGTTTGGTGCTAAATCTGGTGAGCCAATTCTATCTTTTTGTTTTGTTGCTACAAAATTTGCTAATAATTTAAACAATTGTTTGCAGTATGTTCTATTTTTTCTAACTTCTGGATTAAGATAGTTTAAAACCAATTGTCTTGCATAGTTTTTAACTTGTTCCCATATTGCTGGAAATTTGTAAACACTTATAAAAGGTCTTGCTGGCACTTCTAAATGTGTTCCAGCCCTTACTAAAACTTTGTCCCTTGCAACTGTATATCCGCCAGAAAAGGTATTTCCTTTAATTAATGGTTTGTAAAGCGTTTTCCTTTGAACCCAATCATAACCCTGTTCAAGCAATTGTGCAAGTCCAGCAAGGTTTAATCCTTTTCCAACTCTAGGATTTTTACCTCTTTGAATGCCAGATGAACCTTGATACATTTGCAAATAAACAAGTTTTGAAATAAGGGTTTTTAATCCTTTTTTCTTATGAATTACTACAAAACATTCATCAGTCATAATATGGACCGTAGTCGGTTGTTCTATCTACCCTTGTATTTGCATAATCATTCCAACGTGGTGGAATAATTGTGCCACGTTTCATTGCGTCATAGTTTGCTTTTCTATCTGCTGTATAAATGCCATAAGCACGCATTTGACCAACAGATAATGGTGACGTACCATTCGCAATTGCGTCTTGCAAATCTTTTAGTATTGATTGATAATAACCAGCCTTATTCTTACTCTCCTTATAGGAGATTGTATCAAGTTTATATTCGTCTCCAGAAGTTGAAGCATACTGTGCTACAAGACCTTGTAAGGCGAATATACTTGCTTGCCCTAGATTTCCATGTACGACATCTAAAAAACCCTGTATTTGGTCATCAGTGTACTCAAAATCTTCTTCATTCAAGTCGCCAATAATTAAACGAACTTGACCGATTGGTGTATTATAATCAATTGCCATTATTAGTTAAACTCTCTAATATCAATTCTTCTTGTGTATTAGTTATCCAACTTCTTTTATCTTGAACTTCAATCCCAAGATTTTTGATATAATCAACTATATCTTCTTTGTCGATTGAAAAATCTGCTAAGAATTGGTGCAAAGGTCTTTTTGTTTCTATCTTTTTTTTTATAACCTTTTTAATATATCCTAATTCCAATAAATTGTCCAAACTTTCTTTTGTAAATTCTTTATAATCTACAAAATCGTTCCAAGAATACTTGCTTTTACCAGAAGATAAATTACCAATTTGACAAATAAAATCGCATTGTTCGTTCGGAATATCCTCAAAACAATTTACGTCTTTTAAATCTAAATCAATATAATCTGTTGGACAAAATTCGTAAATATCACCAACATTTAATTCTGGTCTGTTGTATAAAGGAATTGCGTCGACATGACGTACAACATTCATTGGAATTAAAACACTTCTATTCATTCAATCATCTTCCCTATTAAAATAAAATAAACTTATTTATCATCAAAGATTGGATAATGGGGTGGATAACCACCCCAAAACCAATTTATATTAAATCTAATCGTTATTCGACTAAACCAAAGATGTGAAAAGTGCACCACCGCCAGCGATTTCGATTACGATATCGAAGTCTTGTACTACACGAACAACATCAGAAGCGATTAAAGGTAATCTGTAAGTTTGTAAGATGATACCTTTTGTACCTCTACCGTAAACTTGGTCGTTTACAAATGCTTTGATTGTTGAAGGGTTTGTAGCACCATCAACGTTACCACGGAAGTACAATAATGCTTTACCTTTTGCTAAGAAATCAATTGTTTGAGTTTCTTGACCTTCATTTGTTGTTGTTTCAACTGCTTGCATAACGTAAACATTTTTAACACCAAATAAGTAAGCCAATTTGTCAACTGTAACAATTCTATCAGCGTCTGTTCTTAAAACTGTACCTAAGATGTGTGCGTTTTGTTTTAATGCTTCAAATACATCTTCTGTGATGATTAATGTATCTGGGTTTCTACCAATTTTTGCTTTGATTTTTGATTTTGCACTGTCAATATCAGCAATTGGGTTTGAATTTGCATTATTCCATTTTAAGCATTGGTTGCCTGTTGGAGTTGCGTCAACACCTGTAATATCTAAACCAAAGTTACCAGCAACCATTAATTCTGCTAATTTTGCGTCATAGTTGAACATTGCGTCTTCAACCATTTTGTTGCCAGCAGTTTCTAAACTGTCTTCCAATCTATCTCTATCATCAACAGGGAAGTCGACACCATATTGTTTGCAGTTGAATACTTTTGGTTCTAAGCCTAAAGTGAATTTTTTAAATTCTTCACCACCAGCTCTTAAAGCGATACCACGTCTACGCATATCAGCGTCTTTGTATTTTTTGTAGTTGCCGTTGACTTTATCTGTGTAAATCATTGGAATTGCACCATTGGCAACTACGAAGTCATCTCTATCTTCTAACAATGCGATTGCTTTCTTTGTTAGCACTTCGTCAAATTGTACTTCTGTATGCTCTAACATATTATTAAAACTCCTATTTGTTTTTCTATGTAATAAACTAAATTAAAAATTAAATCCTATTCTTAAAACTAAGTTGAAGGATTGTGTTGGTCACGGTCAACTACAACAGCAATGATGTCATTTGCAGAACCAGATTCTAAAGCAACAGCAATCGCTTTTTTACCGTCTGTAACAACTTGCATTGCACCACCAGCAGTAGCCATTAATTGGTCGCCAGCGTTTACTGCACCAGCCAATTTTGCTTTTGCTTCACCAAATACAGCAACACCAACTTCTTCACCAGATTTACCGTCATTTCTTAAAATACCAATAGCAGTATCGTCTGTTGCTAAAACAGCTTTGCCATTAGCGTCTAATTTTACTGCTAGACCAACTTTTCCTGTTAAGTCTGCACCAGCATTAATATTTGCCATTTGAATTTACTCCTATTTTATTTCTATTATAATTTCTTTACAATATAAATTATTTTCTGCGTCTTGCCTTACTTGTTGCGTCTTTTGCTTGTTTCAAGTTTCTTGCACCTGTGACATAAAGCAATGCTTGACCTTCTGTTAAATCAAACTCATTTTGTGCTTGTTTAACTTTTTCATTCAATAATTCTTTTTCGCTTTTTGGTTCAACATTTAATTGATGTCCAACTTCTTGGCAATCTTTTAAGTTTGAACTTGAAAGTTGTTTTAAAGAATTAAAGATAAATTCTTTTGTACCTTCGTTTAAAACTGAATTTTTAATTTCATACAAGAAATCAACTGTTTCATTTGTCGATAAAGGAATACCAGCATAATCTTGATTTACTTCTCTTTCGATTTCAGCTTTTTCAAGTTTTAATGCTTGTTCTGCTTCCTTTGCTTTCATTTGAGCAAGTTCTTGTTTTACTCTTTCCAATTCTTCAATTGTTTCATTTGAAGGTGCTGGAATGTCAATCTTTGCGTTTTCTACACCAGCAACATCTGTAACGCTTTCTGCATTATCTGTTGCAACTGTTTCTGTTTCACTTTCAGAAGATGGCTCAATACCTTCTGTTACGTTTTCTTCAACCTCTGTTGCAACTTGTGTAACTTCTACTTGTTCACTTTGAACAGACTGTTCTGTTTCTGCTGAATGAATTAAATCAGATGGCTCAATATCTGATACTTCATTTAAAGGTTGTTCTTCACTTTCAGCACTTGGCTCTGTTACTGATTGTGTTTCGTCAACCACAGTATCTTCTGAAACGTCTTCTGAACCTGCTTGTTCATTGCTTTCAGTAGTTGTTACTTGATTTTCTTCTTGTGTTTCTACTTGTTCGATTTCGTTGCTTTCAACTGAAACTTCGATTGTGTTATCAGTTTGCATATCAACGACTTCGTTTGTAATTTGATTTTCTTCCACTACATCGTCCTCTTTTTTTACTGCTTTTGGCTCATAAATTGGAATTGAATGAATTACATCTTCTCTTGATAATTCTCTTAATTCCTTTTCCATTTTAATTTCTTCTGCTGATTGCGTTTCAAAACCTAGCAATTGAGCCAACTTATTATTGATATTAAATAACATTATATATCTCCCTATTCAATCCCTTCAAGCGATATTTTATTGATTATTGGTTCGTTCTTTGCGTTTGCCCATTCTTCGTAAATTACACCAATATTTCTTAATGCTTCATTCATTGGCATTATTTTATCAGCCCAGCCATGTTGTATCATTTCTTCTGCTGTTAAATAAATATCTGCATTTTTTGCTTGTGTAATTAAGTTTTCTGTATAACCAGCTTCGTGATTTCCAGCCTTATCAAATAATTTATAAAACATTTTATCATTTAACATATTTGCGTGTTCGTAACCTGCTTTCATATCAGCAACTTTTCCCCAAGTAAATGAAGATACTTGGTGAATTAAACTTGTTGTATTTGGACCAACAATACGCATACCCTTTGTTGCCGAAACAAATAAATCAGCACCGCAACTCATGGCATTTCCTGTTGAAATTGTCATAACAGGTTTTGTTGAACCTTGAATACAATCAAGCAATGAACCTAAACAACTTACTGCGCCACCGTATGAATTAATTACGATTGGAACAACGGGTGTATCCAAACTTTCAAGATACATAAATGCGTCTACATACAAGCTGTTTAATACAGGGTGAAAGTAATTTACTTCCAAATATTGGATTTCTGGCATTTTGCCTTCATCTGACATCTTTCTTATCCTCACATTTACATAGTACGTTATATGTTTTAAAAAATTATTTTGACAACCTAATATTTATCGCCAATCAAATCTAAAATTATCAAAGCAAATTCTTTATGCTCTTTTCCACCGTTTTTGATATAATTATTTAAGAAACTACATACCCTTCTAGATTTTATTCTTGAAGATATTTTTGCTTCTTCAATTTCATCTTTGGGTGGTTCAAGATTTAAACTTAAATAACTTTTATTTATTTCGTCCTGTGTAATTCCAATATATCTTTTTGTAACTTCTGGCGTATAATGGTTATATATTGTTTGTAATAAGGTAATATCTTTAAACTGTCTATAATGATGATAGCCGAATGTTTTTCTCATTGTATGTGTTCCAACATTCGCTTTAATTTCTAGCGCCTTACAGGCTGTTACAATCGCCTTATATACAACAATTCTATCAAGTGGTTTATTATCTTTTCCTTTAAATAAATATTCGTCTTCATTTCTATCTTTACAAAAATCATTCAAAAGTTGTTGCAATGAAGTTTTTATTGGAAAAGATTTTGCTTTATTTGTTTTTATTTCACGTAAAACAATTTGCTCTTTATTTAAAACATCTTTTACTTTAAAGTTTAACAAATCCGATATGCGTAAACCGCTGTTTACACCAAATTCAAACAAAACAGCATATTTATTTTTATTGTGTTCGTTTAAATAATCAATTATACGTCTTATATCGTTTTTATCACGTATAGGTTCGACTACTTGTGTGTTTCTTCTTTTTGACTGAACTGTTAATTTTGCTTTCTTCATAAATACCTTCTTTCTTTTTGTTTATGTTTTAATAAAATAAACACATAAATCAAAACGGTATTTCAAAGATATTTACAATACTAATTAGCAAGTTTAATATTTCAATGGGGTTACGCAAACATACCCGCAAATAAAACCTCTATAGCCGTAAATTTACCTACAGCATTTTCCACAGTATATTCTGCAACCGCAACACACTTGTCTAATAATAGTTCGACAAATAGTTATCACATTGTGTCTCTAGCAAGAACTAACACCGCTACCCTAACCTTGTTAGGAGTTTCAGGGAACAGTGTGAATATGGCGACTGCTTTTCTTGCAGTAGGCTACTAATAGCAAAACTAATCATACAATGGAATAATAGGGCGTCAATGTCATCTACGTATGGTATATATCAACTACCTATATCTTTTAGTAGCAACATATACTATGTAGCACCATCAGACGCGACCAATGCGGACGCCAACACAAGTGGAGCAGGTACTTTCTCTATCATTAGAGAGAAAACTACTCTATCTGCATTTAAGGTAGTATGTAGTAATATTGCTGGTGCATTTATGTATCTGTGTATAGGCTACTAAATAGCAAGTTTAATCGTACAATGGACAAAAACATCAGTTATTACTGTAGCAAATAACGTTAGTGTGGTTGTTAAGCCTACTTTTCCAACTGCTTTCAGATATGGGAATAAATATCGAACTTTTGCTTGCTTTACAAATGGCTCTGATAGTAACTGGGCACGTACTGGACTACTCGCACACACAAGTGGTACAGCCTCAACTGCACATATATCGTTCTATTGTCATGACTATACATCAGTAGTCTGTGCTGCCATATTTGCAATAGGCACATAGTAGCAAATTTAATAGTTCAATGGCTGAAAAACGTTATTGTAGATAAAACCATCTATAAAGACGTTTCTTTACCACTGTCTTTTTCTTCTACTTCTTATGCATTGTTAGGTACGCATGGCACGTCCTCTACTTCTCAAGCCCCTGCGTCTTGGGTAATAGGGTTGGGGCAATTAAGTGCTAATAAAATCAGAGTTACAACAGGGAGTACAGGGACTGTTGGACAAGACATTTTTGCTATTGGTTACTAAATGCCAATAGTAAACCAAAAACATTCAGTATGTTCATTTTTTCTTGAGATGTATTTCTGACTGTAATGTAAAAATAGGAAAGAGTTTTGTTGTATGTAGATATATAAAAAGAGGAGTTCTCATTTCTAAACAACGATACTTGAGGAGAATAAAATTTAGGATAGGTAACAGGGAGTGAAACCTGCGTAAAACTTGAAGATTTCCCCCATTGCAACAAACTTGCTAGTAAAATATGTTGACTGTCTATCAATTACACCAAATATATAAACGTTCGTTGCAGTTGGTCGAACATCTGTCAAGGTAATACTATATTGTTGTGACGAGAATGGTTTTAGTAATTCTATATTTTCTGTACTAATACTCGTTGAACCTTTATCGTATAAACCACCTTGTTCACACCAACCATCAGACCAAAGACGATACCATTGTGTACCATCTTCTGATTTACCTGTTTCAACTACGGTAGTGACATTATTTAATCTTACCCCCCCCTGTGTGGGCTGGGTCGGTATTATAAGCATTTCTATCCATTTTGTCGTTTAATGCTTCTGACCAAACGTCTAAATCTGTGTTAATATTTACATATTTATCTTCTGCCATTTATCATCGTTCCTTAATCTTCTTTTGTAATATCTTCAAGAAGTTTATCGCCACTTCCCTTTTCCAATTGAGATACAACGTTTACTTCACGTCTTGTAATCCAATCTTGCCATTGGTCTTCTGTAAATTCTGGTGCGTCTTTTCCTAAAATACGTTTAAGAACAACATTGCACATTTCTCTTGTATTTGGTACAAGTCCAGATTTATCAGCAGATTGAATAAATAATAATAAGTTTGTTAAATCCAAATCACCAATTTCACTATATTTTAATGTTGGTGCAAGTTTTGGGTCAATTAAATTCTTTTCACACAATGGGATAATCAATTTTGTATTCAATTCTGTTGCAATATCATCTAAAATTTCTTTGATAACATTGATAAAAAATTGAATTTTTGATTGTGATAACCCACCAGATGTTCCAGATTTTTGTGATACAACAAAATAATCGGACAACAATGAAACAGCCATGTTTCTGTTTTCACGTTCAATTATTTGGTTTGCGTCTGGAATATTGCCTTGTCCAGCATTTTTAATGTCAACATCAATATATCTTGGCAATACAACTGCACCGTCTGTACCACAACGAATATTTTGTGCCATATCACGCAATTGTTGTTGAATTGCAAGACATCTTGGGTCTTGTGTGTTTGGGTCAAGAATGTAATCTTCTGTCGTAATTGTTAAAAGACCATCAAACCCTCTTTCATATCTGATATTTTCTAATGCACTTATATCTTTTATCTTTTTAAAACTGTCAACACAGTTAGTATAAATCGAATTTCCTTCTGGGTCTTGATTATTACTTCTAAAAGTAAAATGCAATAATTTATCGTATGGAATTTCAACAAAATCAAAATTAAATGGATTTTTTTGTTCCACACTTACAATCTTTCGGTTATCATTATCATAGTTCCATTTATTGATTGAACCTTGATAGCGTGGTGCAAGTTTTGCAATACCGATTTTTCCATCGTTATATTTTGATGTTTTTTCAATATTATTTTTATGACCGTTTCTAACCTTATATACAATTTCGGCTAAAGCAAAGCCATATTGTGGGGCTGTCAAGGCGTCTTTTACTACTCTATCTAGTGGAATAGCCATATCACATAAACATTCGTCTACGAACGTCTGAACAGCCTTAGCTTCATCGCTATCATCTGCTGGTATTGTTGACCAAGATACAGTATTCGCCGTTGAAACGTACATATTGTTAAAAGCACCAACGGTAGGGTTAAATCTTACCATTTCTTCCAACATTTTAATTTTGTTTATGCCCCTAAAGTATTCTCTGGTATCTTTTTTAACCTTGCCAAAAGACATCGGTAAACCACTAATACCATATTCAGCAGTTGTTGTTCTTTTTATTTCTGCCTTTTCAACAGGATTATTTGATTTGTTCGCATTATCCCTTTTTGTTCGATTTCTTTTTGCCATTTAATATCTGTCCATAAGTTTTATAAAATCTATCTATCTTCTATTTGATACACTAAATCCACCAAACGCACGTGTTAAGTGAAATTCAGTATCATCTTCATAACAAGCAAAGCAAATACTATCTGCCAAGTCGGTTGAATGTCCGATTTTCTTTCTGATTGTATCTTTATCCACAATCTTTATCTTCCCATTCTTATCACCATAAGTTAAAACTTGAAGTTCTTTTATTAAATCTTCATTATGTGGCAATAATAAAGGAAGTTTGCCTTTGCTTTCTTCAACTTCTGACCTACTTGGGTTCATCATTTTTCGCATATACCACCAACATTCATCACGTTTGCGGTCAAAAGTCTTTTTCTTTTCATCTGATTTTTCTTTTTTATAACCAACTTTTGCATTTGGATTTCCAGCACCAGCACCAGATTGAATGCCGTTTACTTGTAATCCACGTTGTTTTAAAAGAAGGTATTTATCATATCCTACACCATCTGTTTCAATATTGATATGGTGTACATTATATTCTGTATATTTTTGTTGAATAAAATCAAGAAGTTCGTTTAATTCAAGATTTACACGTTGGAAGAATATTATCCTATTCCCATTTCTGATTGCAATTGAAGATTTATCAGCACCTGTACCCTTCGCAATATCGACACCCATTACGACATCACCTTTTTGCCATAAGGTTTCGTTATTGAAGTTGTACATGCTTTGTTCAATCCAATCGGTTGGAAATAAAGCATTTGAATTGTCGTTTGGAAATTCGGCAAGATAACGTGTCCTAAATTCATAACTATCAACTGACCTTCCACCTTCAACAAAACAGTTATATGCTTCAATCGGATTTGACAGGTGTGACCCAAATGTTCCAAGTGCTTTTTTTACATCTTCTTCCCATTGGGTTAAATTATCTTCTTTTTTGTATTTCCAATAATTTGTTTTGCAATATTTATCTAACTTATTTCGCCAATATAACGGGTCTTTTTCGTCACGTAAATAATCTTCAAGTTTAATATTTGGAAGCACAAAGTTTGGTGTATCAAAGCAACTTATGTGCATTGTCTTCCAAATGCTACCTTTTTGAAATGAATTATAAAATCTTCCACTATTTCCGTTCGGTAATGTTGTGTTACCAATCATAACTTCACGAATTACTTGACCAGAAGCCGTAATCCCACGGAAATCTGAATATTTCTTATCGTCAATACCTTGTGCTTCATCATAAATCGCTAAAACAAATGAGCCGTGTTTACCAACGTTTTTGTTTTCACCTTCTGTCGAAACACCCATTATATAGTTTTTCTTTAAATAGCGAATTTCAGCAACATTCTGATTTTCAGATATTTTTGGAAATAACTTTAATTGGTCAGTTCCAAGTATTTTTTCTAAGTTTCTATTTGCATTATCAATAAGCGAAAGAATAGGCATGTAAATGTTTTCTTTCACCTGTGCAAAAGTAGGTGCTGTAAAAATAATAATTGTATTTAAGTTGTCATCTACTATATAACAAAAGAAAAACCAAATTGCAATGCCAGAAAAGATAAATGATTTTCCAATTGCGTTGCAAGACCTAATTGAAGTATATCGGTTTTTTTGAACTGCTTTTATCATCTTTTTTTGATGTGGTGCAAGTTTTACGCCTAATACTTCTTTAAAAAATGCTTCTGGATTTTCTTTCCAATAAGCACGTTTAGCAAGTAGTTTTTCTAATGCCTTATCATTCATTCAATCAAAAGTCCTTCTGTAAAATGTTGTTTTGTTTTCAATATTTCCTTAAAGAAAAGAGCCAGAACCTTTTTTATAAGATAATGGCTCAAAAAACTTTAAGGACGATTGAATTGATTTTTAAACAGATATTTTACATAGTACGTTATATGTTATAAAAAATGGATTTGACAACTTAGATATTATTTTATCTATTTTTTGCTATAAGAGATAAAAAGTTTAAAATATTA